TTGCTTACCGACACAAAATTAAGAAAAGCTCTTGGCAAAAAGAGAGACCAGATCGAGGTCATATCGGACGCCCATGGTCTGAATGTCCGGTTGTCTACTTCCGGCAGTATAACATTCTTTTACCGCTACAGATGGAACGGGAAAGCCGCTCAGCTAACGATTGGCGATTATCCCACCACCTCCTTATCTCAAGCTCGCGAACGTAGACAGCAGTTCAGGGCCTGGTTGACAGAAGGACTCGATCCGAGACGGCAAACAGTTCTGGAGAAACAGAAAAAAGTCGAAGCGCTCACCGTTAAAGAGGCTTTCGATTACTGGGAAAAGTATTACTGCATCCCTGAAGGTCTTGTGAAAATCAAGGTTAACCGGCGGGACTTCAATAACCATATAGCGCCTGTGCTGGGGAACATGATTGTTGATCAGACTACTAAAGCGCACTGGCTTAACCTTTTTGATGGCATGGGGCGAAGAGTTGTCACTGGTCAGATGCTGGGGCTGATGCAGCGTACGTTCCGTTTCTGCTCCAATCGAGGGGTAATTAATGTGAACCCAATTGAGAGCCTTAGGCGCTCTGACGTAGGTCTCACAGCATCCGTAAAAGATCGCAGATTGAGTGATGAGGAAATCAAAACAGTTTGGAACATCCTTCCTGAAATGAAGTACCGACAACAACTGATAATGAAGTTTCTCATCATGACTGGCTGCCGGAGTACAGAGATCAGAACAGCAAGATGGGAGTGGTTCGATTTCCATGAGCAAACGTGGACCATTCCGGCAAGCGATTATAAAACCGGGAAATCGGTCAGAAGGGCACTCCCCGAGGCAGTAGTAAGAATGATGTTAGCAGAGAAGGAAACGTCAGTTTCAAAACACGTTGTGACACTGTCACGCTACAGAGGGCCAGAAGATGACAGACCGCCTCTACAACCAAACGTCGCTCTGTTTTCTGCTCAGATTATAGCTAAAACAGGCATGAAGCCCTGGTCTCTCCATGACCTCAGAAGAACAGTGGCGACACGCCTTTCTGAATTAGGTGCGCCGCCACATGTTGTGGAAAAACTGCTTGGCCATCATATGGCAGGTGTCATGGCACGTTATAACCTGCATGATTATCTGGATGATCAGCGTCACTGGCTTGCTGTTTGGCAGGATCACCTTGAGAAGCTGGTTGGTCAGCCTCTGGTTTGATCCCCACGTTATCTTCCCAGGCCAACAAGTCTGAAAGTCTCCACCTTTTAGGGCTGCCATTTATTTTAGGCTGCGGGAATGGCTGAGCAAAGTACGAGGGCATCCGGGATGGGGTGCTCCAGAAATAAAGTGTGCTGCGCGATATTTTGTATCTGGACAGAACGTCATCGGTTATCAAAATTTCATCTGATTTATGAGATGTATTAGTCATAAAAACCCCTTAGTTACATTGTCCAGGCAGATGGTGTAGCCGGCGCGCGCAGCTCATGGCTGTGGCCACATAGCTACTTTTTCTGTTAACAACTTCTACAGTGATCTTTGAGCCTTGAACCACCACCGTATAAGTTCTCTTCGTTTTCTGTCGCCCGTAGGCTCCATAAAGCTCAACGTGTTTTGCCAGTGCCGCATCGCACGCCTGACGGCCCAGCGGTGATTGTTTGCTTCGGTTAATCAGTCGCATGTTCACCTCACACAAAAACATCAACTGGATCGCCAGCTGCGCGCGCGTTGTCGTTCGCTTCACGGCGGAGGCCGAGAACATAGCCAACGGGATCCCAACTGGACAGAATTGCATTGAGCTCTTTATGGCTGTGCCAAGTTGTCATGCGCTTTTTAAGCTCGCTGGCGCAGGCGCGCACGTTAGCCCGGGTGGGGCCGGCCATCTTCATGCACAAGCACAAAGTCAGAAGCAGATCCGAATATTCATCGGCGGCAGCGCGCAATGCTGCCGGGTCGATGCTGGCTTCCAGCTCAGGTAATCGATGTTTAAGACTCATGCTGTCAGCTCCTCAATTCGTTTGAAATCAATAACCCAAACCCACGGATTGGAATTCCAGGATTCGTCGCCGTAGATTGATTTCCAAAGGGTTACGAATGAGCCGCGGGCGCTCAGTTGATGTTGAGTCCAGCCTGGCTGATAGTGCTTCCAGAAGCCCCCTCGTAGCTTCGCCACACCTTCTGCCTGAGCATCATGCTCGTTGATAGCGTTTAGCCGCTCAACCCGCATGTCGGTGATTTCCAGCAGAATGCGGCTGGCCCAGCGTGGCATGTGCAGCGAAGGAGTCCATTTCTCAGGCGTTGCCGGCTTATTGCAGACAGCTACGGGTACACGGTGGGTTTGCTCAGTCCATGAATTTCGCTCGCTGGCTTTGTATACCAGGGTGGCGACGTCTGTAGCCCGGCTATGCACCCGAAAGGCCTCCCGCACCCAGATGCGATCGCCTGGTATTCCGTATGGGCAGCATTCCCTGATCAGTTCAGGTACATCTTCCGGGTAGCAGCCGATAAACTTCTTCTCGATCTGAATGAATTTTGAAATTTGGTCTCTTCCGACCGTGCAGTCCTTTATAATCCTGCGCGTCTGCGTCTTCCGGCCACTCAGCAGCGCCCGCACCATCTCCCCGTTAAAAATCATTCCGCGTTCTTTCACGATTCCACTCCATACCGCCCATTCATGCGGCCAATAACACTGACAAATTTCACAAGGCTGACACCCATCGGCTTTACCTTCTCGTAGTGCTTGCGAAGGATGGGGGGGCATACAGCGTTCCATTTCGGTTTAGGCTTTGCGCTCATCGCTTTGGTTATCTCTTCTGCGCAGCGACGAGCCTGGGCGCGGAGGGCGTTTTCTTTTTCTTCTGGCGTCATGCTGCCTCCAGATTTCCGATCCGCTTTAACTCAGCCAGCGATACGGTCGTGATGATGTGTCGCGGGGTGATGTACGGGCGCCAGATAAACAGGAGCGAGCCTTTTGGGTTGCTCTGGCGCTTTCCTGTAACGGATGCAGGAACAAACTGAACACGGCCACCCGTTATCAGCCTGAGTTCATCAGCTGATTGCATGGCTGAAATAAACCAGCCGGTAGAAATGTCAGCCGGTAGCAACATCACTACGGCCTGAGACTGCGCCCGGGATTGCTCAGCAGCCTTTTCTACCCACGGGCCGATATCGGAATAGGGCGGGTTACACCATATCGCGCCGCATGACGTCCATTCGCTGTTCAGCGAGTCATCCAGCTCAGTGAGATAGTGAGCGCATAGCGCGTTACTCTCAGAGGCTGCAGCATCCAGCCAGAAGCCAAACTCGCGGTCGAGCGCGTTGAAAATTTCAATCGGCGTTTGCCAGTAGTCACGTTCATTTTTTGGAGTTTTCGATCCGCCGAAATCAGTCATTGCGCACCTCGTTTCGTGTCTGCCTTTCTCATGCGGCATGGTCGTGGTTTTTTATGCTGGAAATCTCTTTCTCCAGCTCTTCCAAGAACTTTTTCACTTCGGACTGAATCTCATTTGCCAGTGCTTCGTCGAAGTGAATGCGCTTTTTGAAATAGGCGAGGTCTGGCGGTAGACGATCGTCGAAACTAACGAAATCACACCATTTGCGCCCTGTGCACATCATCTGAGCGTGCATCTGCAACAGGTACTGGCGTTTTGGCTCGCCAGTTTTTAAGGTCTCAAGATGAGTCCAGGTGTTGGGGCACTTAATTTCGATAAGCCCATCACCATTAACAAGCCCATCAGGACTTGCTGCTAATCCTGGTATAGTTGGGTGATCGATAAGCCCCACCTCAGTGATTTCGGCATCGAACTCATTCAGCGCATACATCTCGCGTGCTACCGGCTCGAGTTCTGTTCCGCGTATCATTGCGGCGTTGGAGAAACCTTCTTCAAGCTTCCCGGTGAGGCGCTGGCAAATCAGCTCGGCCATGTAGTTCTGTCGGCTTGCTGCATAGCCAGACTTGGTTCTGGCCATGACGTCAGCAAGGCGGCTGGCTGTGACTTTTCCGCAGCGAGCGGCAAACCATTCTGGGGTGCGTTGTTCCATCATTTATCCTCCGGCGCTGCGGCATCGACAGGTTCTGCGTTGTCGACTGCAAGGCTCATGTCATACATGCGACGCTTCTCAACCGCGCCGATAACCTGTTTCTCTTCTGCGCTTAACGCAACCCAGAATTCCTGGTACTTAACAGTTCCAAGGCGTGCGGCAGACTCGCCTTTTGCGATCAGTTCCGGGCGACGACCATCCGACTCATGCCCTACATGAACCTCTGCCGTACTCCCTTCAATGACACGCTCGGCTTCGTCCTGATCGAAGATGCCAGCAAACCCAAATGCGAGACGCGCACACTGGATCAGCGTCTTGTGACGAAGCATACGGGTAGGGTGGGACTGCCATGGCTGAGTGTTGCGTTTGCACTCTCCCATGTACTCAGTAACGATGGTCGGGTGTGTCCGGTCTTTCCGGTATATCTTGCAGGTACACGCGCCTTCTTCCTTGTCGTAGGCAAACTCCATTCCATCAAACTGAGGATGTTCGTTGATGATTCGAGCCCAGCCGTCAACGCCGACCACTGGAACAATTCCGCCTTTATCCGGGAATGCATAAATCTCCTTCGTCCACGGATTTAGTCCGTACTGGTTGGCGACGATCAGCAGTGCCGTGAACTGCTCATCAGTGACATTCCCACCCTTAAATGCTGTATTTTTCAGAGTGTTCATCAGGTCAGTTCCGGCATCCATGCCGAGGCGGGAGGCAAGCTTCCCGGCCATTGTAGAAAGTGCTGTGCTCATAGAATTCCCCTCAAAGTTAAAACGGGCAGCCGGTGCGGTGATCCCAGTCGTATTCCGCCTGGGCGTAAGCTACTGCCGAGATGAGATCGTTATATGCCTCGCCAGCTGCATCGCTGCGGAGGCCTTCGTATGGGCTTTTCTCCATCGGCACAGAGAAACGGAACAGGCCTGACGGCTCTTTCGGCAGGGCGTCGATAATTTCCTGCGCCCGATCTTCAATCCACTTTTGCTTCTCTTCGGTGAGCGACTGTTCAGCCCATTTCCGTTCTTCGATAGCGTCGTATGCGCGGTATGCGTTCATAGCTCGCTCCTGAAATTTGGTTGTAATAATCCCGGCACCGTATTGGCTGCCTGATAGCTCAGTTAAATTCGTGCGCTGATATGCGCGGTTAATGCGTCCCGGCTGGAACCAGGTTCGGTTCGATACTGCGCGAAGCGTATGGCCGGCGGATGTGGCGCAGATTTCCCTGCGGCTCATGCCAGTAACTGCCGTCGCGATAGTCGAAGCTGACCAGCCAGGCGGCACCGGTGCGGCGATTGCGCATCATCACGGCGCGTCCGTTGTTAGGAATTGAGTTAGCCATTGAACACCCCCGTAACGTGCAGAATTTTGATAATCAACGCTGTCCATATAACTCCGCAGATCAGCAGGCAGTAAATCAGTGAACGAATGCCTTGTTTGCTCATACCGCACCCCAGCACTGAACGCTTACGAATGCGACCAAAGCCAACAACAGTGCCACCTTCACCTTGAATCTGTTCCACGCAGGAACCTCATGTTCTCGGATCATCTCTTCACCTTTGCCTTATCGCGGCTAACGGGACGTTTTGACTTCACCCCGGCGTTGCCGGTGTTGTTTGGATGAGATGATAATGTACTAATGGTTCATCAATGTAAAGTACCAAAAGTACATTTTTAATTTGGCAATAGTTCATTTCAATGTAAGTCAATGAACTTAAAGTATATTTATTTTGCGTTTTGTTTTTGGTGATGGTTGTTTGGCAGTAGAGCTGGCACTGGATGTGCTGATGCTGCGGGAAGAGTAGGGCAATAAAAACCCGGCGCGGTGGCCGGGTCGGGGTGGTTAAATTATTTTCTTGATCATATAGTTACGACGGGAAGTATTTATTCGCTCATTATAAACTTCAGAAACACTAGCAGTTAATGTTATGCGCTCACCAACTTTATATCTATTTTGAATATCCTGAAGCATATCAATTGGATATGATGCTTTAATCTTTCCATTGTCACTTGCGATTTCAAGCTTTCCATACATAGACAAGACTGCCAGTTCACCAGAAATAATTTCATCGGGTAGCTTAGAAATTTTAGTCATGGCTAATCTATTGGTAAGGCGATGAATGCCATCAGAATTTATCGAGACATGTTTAGTCCCATCACTGAGTGGGCCAATCCAGGTAAGATCAAAATTCAAGCTATTCCTTTCGCATTCATCAATAATATTCTTAAGGTTAATCGTTGAATTCGAACCAATTTCAGAAATTTTAGCCATAAAGGTTTCTTCATCTGCTGCTTCAAGCAATGAGAAAATTTCCTTCACAGCTTGGCTAGACACTGTTTCAACAAGTTCACATGCGCCAGTGGAAAAAGTAACTCCGAGCTTTGTCGAGCCTGGACCTAGGTCTGCAAGCCTCAAATTTAGCGAATTTTTAACATCATTTGGGACGCGTCGCGAGTCCTTCCCAGAGCCAATACGATGTACTGCTTTCTGTACCAACGCCGCTAAATTTCCTGAAATAATTGACAGGATTTCTAATGGTATTGAGCCAAGATCAACCAAAACACCTTTTAGACGCAGTTCCATAAAATCCTGCAAGGGATGCTTGTTTTCGATGGCTAGTTGTTCAGCCCGGAGATCGCTTAAATGAGAGTCCAAAGATCTATACAGGATATCATCAGCAAAGGATCTTCCCTTGTGCTGGGCAAGAGAATCCACGTCACGCTGAACAAAGGCGATTTTCTCTTTCAAAGAGTTGAAAGTTTTATCATCGTTCATAACATGACCCTCGCAAGCCCTTTTGGATTCTCCTTCCTATCAAAGCCAAACCATCCGCGCCAGTAACTCCGCCTCTCATCGTAATCGAGATCTGGATGATTTTCAGCCAATAACAAGACATCGATGTTAAAATTTAACTTAACATAATCTCTATTTAACAAAGTGCTAACCGTTGGTTTCAGCACGTCGGGCAAATTGTTTAAAGCTAAAAAATCAATAACCACTAGAATGTCTACATCATCGGGCTCGGGTTTTTGAGTAGTAAAAGAACCATCGAGCCACACCTCTGTAAAACAGCGACACTGCTGGTTTATTGCTCTAAAATGCTCAATTAACTGTATGTAATTACAGTATAGCATACTCCTTCTAACGGAATTCGGAAATGCTTCCACGCATAATGACTTGATTTTATCATCATCAAAGTCATGGAATCCGGGAGGAAGCAGGGGAGGGAAGCAAGGCTTGTCCATCCTATGTCCTTATTATTATGCTAAAAGATCACAGCTAATATGATAATTTATGCCGCATTTCTACGACCTCTTCTCTTCCAAACGTCTGAATAGAGGATTTCTTTTATTCACTCAAAATCATCCCGCTCATCCTTCCGCTTGAAGAAAACTTTATCCAGCCTGAGCACTATCCCAACCAGTCCGATAATCAGCAAAGTAATGAGTATTGGGATAATCAGATCAGACATGCTTCCTCTGCGTGCTAAGGCTTTACCCATGCTTCCTGTACGTCTGCGGCATGCTGCCGATCACCTTGCCGAACACGAACACCCGGTTCATCTCGTCTTTCTCGATCGGGTCCCAGGCTGCATAGCTTTTGTTATCTGAGATAACCAGCAGCTTGTCCTTCATCTTCTGCAGGCGCTTGACGTGAGCAGTGTCGTCGTACAGGAAGGCGTATATCCCGTCGCCGTCAAAGCTCTTAACGCTGATGTCGACGAACAGCAGATCGCCCGGCTCAATCGTGCCGGACATGCTGTCGCCCCGGACGTTGATGATCCGGATGTTTTCAGCCTTGCGCCCATCGAACATGTGGCGCGCTTCCGCTGGCGCATATTCAACGGAGTGGAGAATCTCCACGAACTCCTGATTGATAACCCCGGGGCCAGCGCTAACCGTTATATCCAATAGGTCAATGCGAAAGACATCCTTAAGGGTTTGGGTTGCCTCTGTATCGATTCCATCCTCATCGACATCACCGAGCAGATACGACGCTGACGTACCAATGTGAGACGCCAGTGCTTTCAGCGTTCCGCGTCTTGGAATCGACTCTCCATTGAACCATTTGCTTACGGCCTTAGGGGTCAACTTCATCCTCTTGGCGATCTCAGCCTGTCGACCATGTGGTATCAATCCAGCTTTATCGCAGGCCAGCGCTAGCCTCTGAGAGAATTCTTTTCGCGCTCTTTCTTCATGAACCATATGTTCAATCATAATATCACTTGCGTGAACTATCAGTTCCGACTTAATATGTACTTACAGTTCATTATTGAGGGTTAAACATGGCACCGAATAGTCTTGGCGAAATCATCAAAAAGATTCGGGTTCCTGTCGTAGCTGAAGCCTGTGGTTGCTCGCCGCGCGCAATTTACAAATGGATTGCTAACGGAAGCCTGCCGAGGACGGATTACACCGACGAAACCAACTACGCAGAAAAGATCGCTCTCGCTTCTGGCGGCCAGTTTACCGCTGCTCAGATCCGGGAAGTCAGCAAGCCTAAAGCCGCCTAACCGGCGGCCTTTCAATCAACACCAGAGGAAGTATCACAAATGGAGAGTTCAACGACACGCAACAAAGTGGAGGCTCGCAGGATAGAAAGCTGGTTACACAGCCAGATAGCTGAACTGGGAACCACGAATATCGCCAAAGTGGCCGGAGTGAATAAGTCGACGGTGAGTCGCTGGCGGGAAAGTCTGCTGCCGAACATGTCGCTACTGCTGGCCATCCTGATTTCTAACAGGCCGGGAGAGAAAGGTGATTTTGAAGCATGAGTGGAAACAGAAGGGCGAAAGCCGCAGTGCGCGAACACTAACGGCTTTCTACGCGAATTAACTGGATCAATTCACAGGAGTAATTATGGCAAATACTGCCGAAGTAATCAATTTCCCTGTGCCTGTCGTGGCACTACAGGAGCTGCGCGTGGCAGATCTCGACGATGGGTTTACGCGCATCGCCAATGAGCTCCTTGAAGCTGTCATGCGTGCGGGTCTGTCGCAGCATCAGCTTTTGGTGTTCATGGCTGTCATGCGCAAAACATACGGCTTCAACAAGAAATCTGACTGGGTCAGTAACGAGCAGCTCTCGGAGCTGACCGGCATTCTCCCGCATAAGTGCTCAGCTGCAAAAAGCGTCCTGGTTAAGCGGGGGATATTAACTCAAACCGGTCGTGTTATCGGGATTAATAAAACGGTCAGCGAATGGTCATCTTTACCCGTAAAAGGTACAGAAAAGAAAACTTACCTGAAAAAGGTAACATTACCCGAATCAGGTAAGAAAAGTTTACCCGAATCAGGTAACGCCTATTACCCGAATCAGGTAAACACAAAAGACAAACATACAAAAGACAATAAAGACAATATTAATAACCCCCCTAAATCCCCCCGGGCGGTTTCGTTCGATGCGTTAGCTGTTCAGTTGCCTGACTGGCTTTCTGCAGAAATCTGGTCGTCATGGGTGGCATACCGTCGTGACCTGAAAAAGCCGATCAAGTCTCAGCAGACGGTCACCCAGGCTATCAACCTGCTGGACCGCTGCAGACTGAACGGTTACGCGCCCGAAGAAATTATCAACCGCAGCATCGCCAATGGCTGGCAAGGCCTGTTTGAGCCAAATGGTGCCAAGCCTCAACCAAGTCAACAGGTGCGAGTTGCCGAAAATTTCGCAGGGAAGGATTACGGGCAGACTGAAATCCCATCATGGGCGAGGGACTGATCATGGAACTGGAAGAAAAAATCACTGCCATTGAGCGGATGCTTGATCAGCTGAGTAAGCCACCGGAAGACATCCCGAATTGCGAGGTGGTTATCGAGCGCGTCTGTTGCGAAAAGCATGGCGAGTATGAGCAGCGCAAGCGGATCCTGACCAGCAGCATCATCAATCTGCCATCACCGCCGACACGCTGCCCGGGCTGCCTGGAAGACGAACTGAATTTTCTGAAGGATGAAAAGGTTCGCTGGGATAAGCGAGTTCGTCAGCAAACTGCAGAAAGGCTGCTTCGCCAGCTGGATATACCAGAGCGCTTCTCCACGTGCACTCTGGACAGCTACAAGCCTGTTGGGAAGGATTCTGAGCGAGCATTACGGGTCTGCCAGGCCTACGCATCGAAATGGACTGATCGCCTCCAGCAGGGCGGTGGGTTGGTTATGTGTGGCAAGCCTGGTACCGGTAAAAACCACCTTGCGCTGGCCATTGCCCGTCATGTGATTGAGCACCACCAAAGCTCAGTCATTTTCACGACGGCGCTGAAGATTGCCCGGGAGTTTAAATCGACCTGGTCAAAAACAGCCACGCGCACTGAGGATGAGGTGATCCGCTACTTCACGAAGCCAGACCTTCTCATTGTCGATGAGGTTGGTGTGCAGTTTGGCAGCGAAGCCGAGAAGATGATCATGTTTGAAATCATCAACACCCGCTACGAGCGCCTGAAGCCGACGATCCTGATCAGCAACCTGCCGAAGGATGAGCTGACGCAGTTTATCGGCGAGCGCGTCATCGACCGCATGAACGACGGCGGCGGATGCACGATTTCGTTTACCTGGGACAGCTATCGGGAGAACCGGTCATGAAAAAGAACTCTGGCAAACAAGCCGTTATTAACTTCATCGGCCAGCATCCTGGCTGCAGCTTTCAGGATATCCGCCGCGGTACCGGTCTTGACTCTTCAGTGGTCAATTCCTCCCTGTGGCAGATGCACCGTGACGGCCAGGTTAAGCGTGAAGGGGAGTGCAGGAGCTATCGCTATACCCTGATCGACACGACAGCTGTAACCGAAAGCGATCCGTCTGCTCAGTATCGCCAGCGTCCTGGCGGTGTAAACCCAATGACCAACCTGTTTAACCAGTGCCTGGCGGGAGTAAGAAAATGAAAAACGAAGTCGAACAGATTGCACTGCAAAACGATATGAGCATTGAATTCGTAACCTGGTTCTTTAACGAGAAGAAGGTGGGGTGCGGGAATGTCTGGTTCATGATGATGGCTGAAATGTGGGAGGGCTGGAAAGGTCGTAGCATCGAAATGGATAAGCTGGCTACGGAGAATGTGGCGCTGAAGAATGTATTTAGCCAGAAGGAAATCCCATCCGAAGCAGTCGATGCATTCATGGAAACCGCAGTAATGGATCATGACTGGAATGAAACCTCCGAGTGGTCATGGGTTGAAAACGAAACAGAGGTTATCCACGCCGTTCTTGACGCACTTAAGCCTGAAACCCCCGCCACCGATCGCATCGTAGCCGAAGCCGAGGCGCGCGGAGTTGAGAAGGCCATCGCTCACCTGGAGAAGAAGTTCAGCAATATCGGCGTGCAGATCATGAATTTGCAGTGGCTGGCAGACTCGCTGCGCGGGGGGGCCGGGAAATGAGCATCGCCACTTATCTCAATACCGGTTTAGCCATTCTTGGATGGGCATACATCATGGTTAAAACAGGCCAGTGGATTACCAAAAATGCTTTGAGGCAGTGGGACAAGCGTCGTAAGGAATCTCGCCGCCAGAAAGCAGTGAATGAGTTTTATGACGCATTTGAACTTAACAGCCTGGAACCTGGCTCTACCGTTCGCCTGGCCACTAAAGGTGACCTGACAATCATGATGTTCCGCAGCGAGGGGACGACAAATGATAACCGGGACTACTAACTATGACGATGTTCCTGATGTTCTCTGCGCCTTTTGCGGCGGTTATTACAAAGCCGACGATCCGGAAAGTCACGAATGTGAGGATGCAGCATGAAAACTAATATCACCGAACTGGCGCAGAGCATGAAAGCGGCAGCAAAGAAAGCGACTCCTGGTCCGTGGGCATTAGCCCGCGACAGGAAAACAGTAGTCTCCAATCAGTCGCATCCAATCGCGAACTTATCAGATGCTATGCATCGTATGTTGGCTGATGGCACTACCGGACAAGACGCAGAATTCATCGCCCTGGCTAACCCTGCCAACATCCTCGCGCTGGTAGAGGCGCTGGAGAAGGCGCAGACCATCAACGCAGCAGCCGAAAAACTGGTCCGCTGCAAAGGTCGCTATCACAGCGAGCAGAACTATCGCGCACTGGCGGCGCTGTTTGGCGTGAAAACCCCGGACCTGCCGCCGTTGGATAGCGAGTCCCGCACCGTGAAGCTGCCGAAGCTCAAAATGCTCGAAGACTATCTCGCAGAGGTAGCCATTGAAGAGAGAAAACAGATTTTGGTCGGCGTGAAACTGGAGTTTCATCGTGCGTGTGTTGCCGCTGGCATCAAGGTGGAGGCTGAGTGATGTGGAGAGGAACCGATCGCACCAGAAGCCAGATGATACTGACAGAGTATCGCTATGACCCTAAAGCCAAAGACTCCAAATCCGTTTACCTGGTGCGGCATAACAGCCGCATTCATCAGACTGTTCTGGAGCAGCATTTGACGATAGAGCGCGATAGTTTCGGTCGTTTCAAGCCGACTATCACGCTGAGCGACTTCCCTGAAGGGCTCAGCGACCGCGAGTCGATGCTTAAACTTGCCGACTGGCTACACCGTTTAGGCGTGGCGATTGAAGATAACTGGAGCCAACCATGACCAAATCAACCATAACCAGAGAGCGTCTGCAGGAAATCGCTGAAGATGGATTCCTGAAGCAAGGCGAAAGCAAAGAGTTGGCCCGAATAGCGCTGGCCGCAATGGACAGCGAGCCAGATTGCAAGGAGCGAAAACTTTTCTGTTCAACCGATACAGCAAGGATGAGGAAGGCAATCTCCGTCTCTGCTGGGACCGATGTTGCGCAGCCCTATCGCCACGCGCAGCCAGCGCTGGTAATTCCTGACGAGATGACAGCAGAGCAGGCATATGAAATAGGATATTACTATGGAGACCCGGTAAACGTGTTTGCACGAGGAGCTAACTGGATGCGTCAGCATATCATTGACTCCACATTAGCAGCCGCCCAGCATGATACCCCCGCTCTGAACTCGGTGCAGAGCGTCGTTACCGTGCCGGGTAAATGGATTCCGGTAAGCGAGCGGATGCCGGAAGTTGGTGACATCGTGCTTACCGCAATGGGAGGGGTAGTTAACGTTGGCGAAACGGAGTGCTCTGCTGCAAATTGTCGTTTCTTCACGTCAGTTATTTCCGGTAGAGAGTTACCGGCGACCCACTGGATGCAGTTGCCAGCCGCCCCGCAGGAGGTTGGCGATGCCTAAATCCCCCGCATAACGCAAAGCCGCAACCCACCGTTAGGTGGGTTTTTTGTCGTATGGCCTCAACTGAAGAGCAAAACGTGCTGTCCATGCTAAAAACGAAGCTCTTGCAACCACGTCCAGAACGAAGCCAGAAGCTCTACAAGAGGCGAAGGTTTGAGATGCATCCTGGTACACGGTGATTGTTCGTGTTTTTGTGAGGTTTCTGTGGCGTTTTGAAGTGTATTAGATTCAACCAAAGGTTGAAGGATTGCCCTTGAGGTAATACACTTTGCTAACTTTTAGCATTAGGCTAATTACGGTTTTGTGGCATTTAAGTCGTTAAGAGCGGCAGAGGGAATTAGTATGGCTATCAGTCAAGCGATTGCATTGGCTGCGATAACTCAACAAATGAACAAGGTTCAGGATGCTGTTAATAGTGCATTCAAGCCATTGATTTCTAATGCCTGTGAAATTCCTGCGAGATTGAATGCGGAAGAGTCTTTGCGTAGGTGTACAGCAGTTGTCGCAAGCATCAAGCTGATAGAAGACATGGCAAAAGAAGGCATGCATCACTTGGCTAATGTGCGCTCGGGTGAGATTGATTTAGGGAGCGCGCCTGAAGGGCTCATTGAGACGATGAATGCTTTGGCTGTGGCATGTAAGAATGCTCGCGGTCATGTTGTGGAAATGTTTGCATTTGCTGAAAGCTCTCCTATGTGGAGCGGACATATCAGCATGCTCAGACCTTTAAAGAAAAAATATGTTAAGGCACTTTCAGCAGCCGAAAACATCGCAAACCAAATGATTACTGAAGTCAAAGAGGCAAAACCAGCGTCCGCCGATGTTGAATCTTTAGATATAGGTCGTGACGACGCGATTTCATTAATTAAAACTTCACACATCATGCTGGGGGCTGATTCTCCAAAGTGGATGTGACATGGTAAGAGTCAGTATTACTAGTGGGTTATACCAGCAATCCGCAGCGCATAGATACGCTAAGATGCTGGCTCAAACCATATCCAATGAAACCCAATACTGGTGTTTTGGTTCACATGGTGGCTTTGAAAGAAGCTACGAAGCTATGGCCGCAAACATCAGGAAGATTCATCTTAAACTTCCAGGCGATAAGCCGTGGCCTCCAGAGTATTCGCTGAGCCAGAGAACCTGCGATAATTATTTGGTGTACGCTAAGCATCTTTATAATGACGAACACTACCAGATAGTAGCCATAATCAGCCCTAACGCACATGATCAGATTGATTCATTGCTGCCATCGATCATTAAGCTTGTAGAGGATACATTCTCTGAGCTTCCTCAAGCTGAACTTGATCAGCTAAAGACATACAATGCCTAACCCGCCGGTCGGCGGTTTTTTGCTTTCTGTAATCACTAAATCACAAACCTCACTTCGTCTGGGTTTTTATCGCCTATGCTCGTTTTGCAATTCGGGATTTAGCCCGTCATAATTACTTAGTCAGTCTGGACAACTGACAACTTTACCCCGGCGCCAAGTGGGGACACATGGCGCAAACACTGCAATTTGAGAAGAGTTATCAAAACGTACTGATTCCTGCAGAGCCGGGAACCAGCGAATACCTGCAACTTATCCCAGTAGGGCAACTGCTTTGCGGTGAGTTCCGCAAGCCCCGGAATTACGCATTCCACAAGAAGTTCTTCAAACTTCTGACTCTCGGGTATCACTACTGGACGCCTTCCGGTGGCCTCATTGAGCCCGCTGAGCGCGCCCTCATATCCGGGTTTATCGACTTCCTTTCATCTGACTTCGATCAGCGCGCTGCGCTCCAGAACGCCGCGGAGATGTATCTCTCCTCTGTCGGTATTTCTCGTTCCCGCGATATGGCGCTTCTGAAACACTTCGAATCCTTCCGCGAGTGGGCAACCATTCAGGCTGGCTTTTACGACGAATACCAGATGCCTGACGGCAGCCGTCGTCGTGTCGCAAAGTCGATCTCCTTCGCCAGCATGGACGACAGCCAGTTTAACGGCGTCTACAAATCAGTGCTGAATGTGCTCTGGAACTACATTCTGCGTCGCAAGTTCCACTCGCCAGCTGAGGCTGAAAACGCCGCCAGTCAGCTGCTGAGCTTTGCGGGGTGATGGCTATGCAATGTCTTCTCGCCAAAGTAATGGAGCGCGGCATCTTCCGCGTGCCGGCGCGCCGCAAGCGCAAGGTCGAAGTTAAGCCTTCCGACATACCGACCCTGAAAGACTATACCGCCCGCCTGGTCGATAAGAAGTGGCTACGCCTGAGAGCAAGGAGGCCACATGCGTAAACCAGCACGCCGTAAATGCGCCCACTGCCGCGAATGGTTCCATCCTGCCCGGGAGGGGCAGGTGGTATGCAGTTTTGAATGCGCCAGCGCGATCGGCAAAAAACAGACAGCAAAAGCCCGGGAGGCGGCGAAGGCCAGGGCGGTGAAGCGCCAGCGCGAATCCGAAAAGGAAGGTCGCCAGCGTCGCCGGGCCAAGCGAGAGTCATTCAAGACAAAGGCCCAATGGGATAAAGAGGCTCAGTCAGCCTTTAACCGGTATATTCGCATTCGTGATGAAGGTAAGCCCTGCGTGAGCTGCGGAAACCCGCTTATTGGTAAGAGCAACTACCTGACCGGCAGCGCAATTGACGCCAGTCATTACCGTTCCCGTGGTGCGGCGTCGCACCTGAAATTCAACGTGTTCAATGTCCACTCCGCCTGCACCCGCTGCAACCGGCAGTTGAGCGGCAACGCTGTTGAATATCGCATTCACCTGATTGAACGCATTGGCCTGGATCGCGTAGAGCGCCTTGAGGCTGATAACGAGCCGCGCCGGTTCGATATTCCCTACCTGCAGCGAATCAAATCCATATTCACCCGCAGAGCCCGCGCGCTGGAAAAGCGCCGCGCCCGCCATCAGGAGGCCGCATGAGCCGTGACGTTATCGAACGCATCCGCGACCGCTGGCAAAAGCTGCGTCTATGCCGGCACCGTGGCACCGTACTGGTTGACTACCGAATTTTGAAGAATTTCGTCCGCATCTATCAGGCTTCAGGAGAGAAAGCATGAATACCCAGTACCTTGAGTATGTTCGCCAGCAGCTGATAGTGGCCACCGCGGATCTGAGCGGTGCGACGAAAGGACAGTTGGTTGCTTTTGCAGAGAACGCACAATTCACCGCTACGGCGCGCAGCCGGGGAAGGAAGAAAGTAGCCGATCCGGTAACAGGCCGCATGGTAAACCCATCCAGCCCGCCAATCCCCGGGCAGCAGTCGCGCGCAAAAGGTTCATCAATCGCTCTCGTTCTGCCCGTTGAGTACTCGACGGCAAGCTGGCGCCGGGCTCTGCTGTCGCTGGAAGAGCATCAGAAAGCCTGGCTGCTCTGGAACTACAGCGACAATATCCGCTGGGAACACCAGGAGACGATCACCCGGTGGGCATGGGAGCAATTCAGCAAGAAGCTGGCCGGCGTACGCATTGCGAAGAAGACTGTCGATCGCCTTCGTCAACTTATCTGGCTGGCCGCGCAGGATGTCAAAGCCGAGCTGGCAGGGCGGGAGACGTATGAATACCAAAAGCTTGCCGCCATGGTCGGAGTGACCCCGAAGAACTGGTCAGAAACGTTTACAGAGCGGTGGGAGGAGATGAAAACCACCTTGCGGCGCCTTGATAGCGATTCTCTTTTGCAGGTAACGCGATCACGTTCACAACAAAAGGCGACAAATTTAGACTCAAGTCTTGCAAAACTGGATTAAATGCGTCATATTTGAGTCTACTTTGATATGCTGCCTTAACTTTAAGTGGCGGCATGAAGATGATAGTCACATACCAGTTTGTAAAATTAGCCTCGGCATCCCGCCGGGGCTTTTTTATGCCTGCGATCCGGTCAGGGCTCTTGGGTAGAGACGTGCCGCACGACACGTTAAAGCCCATGCCCGAGAGCCCTGAACCAGATTGAGGGTCGATCGTATAAAGGTAATTACGGCAGGCTGTTAACCTGCTTATCGTGGTTCGATTCCACGTCGTCCCGACAGATATTCCGCAAGTCGGACATGAAGACCTGCAAATGATTGCGAATCAGCAGGCCACGCCCGGGAAGGGCGTGATGTCAAAAGCTACCCCTCCCGGAAGCTCCGTTAGGAGCATAACCCCGGCCGGAGTAGCGCTCTATAAAACCTTAAGGAATCCTGACCTGCCAAAAATGGTAGGTTTCTCGATTGTTAATTTAAGGTAAAAAGTTTCCGTGAAGTTACCCGGTCAACCTCCAGACTGGGGCGGAAGTTGTCAGCCAGAGATGGAATTAAAAGACCGCAGACCACGGTATGGCAAGCTAACGGTCTTCCGAAGCAATTCGGCTTCACTCACGTTTCTTTGTACTAAACATACTTTTGCCTGCTCGCTGCAGGCTTTTTTCATCAATGACCTGTTTAACCATATGATGTGAATATGGTATTTGACTGCACAATCAGATTGATAATAAATTGTTTATGTGGTGAATCCCCCTATGCGGAGGGGCATTGCCAGTCTGATATGTTTTTTTGCGCATTGCGAGTCGTCTGTGGACTGGCGGCGACTTACCGGGAGGCACCCGGCACCACACCTAATAAAAAATGATGATAGCTGTAAGGCCCACTTCGGTGGGCTTTTTCTTTGGGCAAAAAAAAGCCCGCATGGTTTCATGCAGGCAAGGCAGTTACATTTAGATTTTGTCCCGGTATATGTTTTTTTGTCCGGAAGTCGAAAGATACTGTCTCGAATACATTTTGTAAATAACGGATTCAAATCACAAGGCCATGCATTTGCATGGCTTTTTTATTATCAGGTCCCGCAGGAATCATCATCGACACGCTTCGTTGTTAAATCCAGCCTGACGGGCCTGACCCTTTTCAAACACACAGCTTCCCGATCTTCCATCGGAGGCGGTAACTATGGCTAAACGTATGCAAGACAAAGAGAGCATTGCTGGGATGTCCTGGCTGGTTCTGCTGATCATTGCTTGCTGGGGTGGACTTGTCCGCTACCTGATAGATGTGAAGCAGAGCAAGGCAACATGGAGCTTGTTCAATGCTCTTGCCCAAATGGTGGTTTCAGGGTTTACCGGCGTTATTGCTGGCCTGGTGAGCATTGAAAGCGGACTGAGCATTTACATGATACTGGCCACTTCCGGAATTAGCGGGGCAATGGGTTCTGTTGCTTTGACCTATTTCTGGGAACGCATTACCGGAGTTAAGGCGCCATGACAGCAGATCAGATTATCGAGGGGATCCTCGGCAAGGAGGGTGGTTATGTCGATCATCCGTCGGATAAAGGCGGGCCGACCCGCTGGGGCATCACGCAGACCACCGCCCGTGCACATGGCTACACCGGTGATATGCGGAACCTGCCCAGGGAAACAGCAAAGCAAATCCTGCTGAGCGATTACTGGACCGGCCCCCGGTTTGACCAGGTGGCAGCTCTATCTACGTTACTGGCAGATGAGCTTTGCGACACTGGCGTGAACATGGGGCCATCTGTAGCCAGTAAGTTTTTCCAGCGCTGGCTGACCGCAATGAATATGCGCGGAAAGCTGTATCCCGATCTGATTCCGGATGGCGCCATTGGTCCCCGAACCATCACCGCGCTTAAGGGATACCTTTCCGCCCGCGGGAAAGAGGGTGAACAGGTTCTGTTGCGTGCGCTGAACTGCAGCCAGGGTGCCAGATACCTCGAACTGGCGGAGGGCCGCGAAGCCAACGAGGATTTTCTCTACGGCTGGGTTAAGGAGCGTGTCCTGTGAAGATGATCATTTTCGCTTTGCTTGTGCTGGTGGCTGTGCTCGTTCTGTTACTTCTGCGCAAATATACCCGGCTGGAGTTCGTAGGGCATGCCAGCTTGCTGCTGAAAACGTGGTCTGTAAAGCTGGGAGCTATCGGCGCGCTGGTTGGTGTATGGGCGCAGTCGTTCCCGGATGCTGCGCTGCACGCCTGGGCGGTGCTGCCGCCGGATATCAAAAACATCCTGCCGCCAAACATCGTTGCGTTGATTAGCCCTGCGCTGGTGGTGCTGGCCGTACTATCGCAATACGTACGCCAGCCAGCATTGAAAGAAAAGGCCGACGAACTGAAGGAGCAGCAATGAGCTTTGAAATTATCGCGGGACTGGTGGTCGTCATCCTGGGCGCTATTGCTGGCGCGTTTGGCATTGGTCACGCTCGCGGTACCAGTAAGGCGGAAGCCAAAGCCGATCAGCAGCGTACCGAAGAAAACGCCGCTGCTACTGTCGCCGCGGCAGAACGCCGTGCTGAAGTCACGAAAGGGGCCAGTGATGTACAGCAGACTGTTAGCCATATGCCTGATGACGATGTTGATCGGGAGCTGCGCGAGCACTTTACCCGCCCCGGTAGTCGTTGATACGGCCTGCAGCTGGGTGAGGGTCATCTACCTGACCGACCACGATATCGACGTGCTGGATATGCAGACCAAGCGCGACATCCTGGCGCACAACAAAGCAGTGCTGGCGAACTGCCCGCAACGGAGTATCCATGAAAGAAAGAACACTCGTAATTAAAATTGATGACAGCGCCATTGACTCAGTAATCGAAAAGGTGCGTCTGCTCAAAGATGAACTGAGAAGCCTCAGCCTGGCGATCAACATCTCTGGCGCAGTGCCGGCAGCATTAAAGCCGGAAGAGGAAAGGAACACGCAGGATGCCCGAAGCGTATTCCTTAGCAACCTTGATGCCGAAATTATTCAGGCTTACTCATCATTGACAGAGCTTTTGAATATACGTCGCGACGCGACCTCCTCCGGCTAGCTGCTGCCGCTGGTTTAAGGGTGTTTAGTTCATTTACGGATTTTGTGAATTTAGCCCTCACGTTACTGGCGCTATCTGTTGGCAACTCGCTGAAGAGGCAGGATATAGCGATAGATAAGACCTCGGTCTCATCTTTGAGTGATTCCAGCTCCTCGACGATTTTCTGAAAAACTTTCTGATTATCAACGGACATAAAACACTCCTTGCTTTGTGTGTGGAAACTCAAAGATAAGCGAGCGTTACTTTTTGCAACATCCTGATATTCGATCAGTGCCGCCATCGTGCGGAATTTTTATTACCAGAAGCAGGAGAAGAAGCATGTTAACAGTAAAAGTGATGTCACCAGATGGTGGCGAAGAAATCCATTGTGGCCTGAGCGTTGGTTTCAACCCTAATCAGCAGAGTATCTCAGTGTCGGGAATGGACCAGAACGTATTCCTGAAGCAGGGAGAGGTTGCCTATGTGATGAACGCAAACGGTAAGACCATTTCCCGTTACGAACACCGGGCCCAGCAATAGGCATTACAGAAGCTCCTGAGCAAAGGGGCTTCGATAATGCTAAACCGAAAAATCGGGTTAAAACCTGATAAAAACCCCGTGGAGGAAATCCCAAAGCTACGGGGTGCTGCAGGGGCAGCCAATGTCGGAGTTTAGTCAGATTGTGAGGCATTTTACTACTTGTTTTGAGTAAAAATAGAAGGTCTGACACTACAGGGAGTGGCTCATCCCTGAGCTCACGGGTAGAACAGTGGACTTTGTCATGGCAGAGCAAAGTCATAAGATAGTTTAGATAACACTCCGGATATGACAAGCGTAGCGGGTGTAAATCAGTTAACGGAGCTCAGCGGCTAAGGCATCAAGCATTCACTGAGTATCGTTGATAATGCTATAGTTCACCAGAAAGAGCAGATTGCATGGTGTCAGGAGACACAGCTCATATTTAGAACGTCAGGGTTAAGTTAGTGGTGAATGTAACTATTAATAGTGGGTTAGTCAGTTATTTGTTTTTGTTATTGACTATGTGGCCAGTTTTTATAACGCTCTGTCTAGGGATGTCTATAGCATTTTACGGAGTGTTAATGAAGAAAACTGCACTTGGCTGGCTACTTGCCGCTTTATTTTTTGGAATTATTGGATGGCTGTGTGGGTATTAACTCACTGACGCTGAGGTTTCTTTTCGAAGTCTTCAAGGATGTATTGCTGCCGTTATCCATCGAATGCATGTATGCTGGTAAGGATTTTTAAAGGAAAAGGAATGGATAATGAATACCCAGAAGCTTTTAGATACATACATGTTAGTTGGGGCCGGTCTTTCTCGCGTCAAATATGAGATTTTCTCAGGAGATGAAGGGTCATATGCGTTTATTACTATTTATGCATATGAACCTCATTTCCATATTAAGGGCTATGATTCCTTAAAGTTAGATGAAGCTGTTGATGTCAGATCTCAGATCGAAGGGCATTTTGCAGATAGCTATCAGTAGCCAAACCATTTATCTGAATCTACAGCCCCGTTTATGCGGGGCTTTTTATTGCGCCTCGAATGCTAAGTAGTAACCAATGCCACCGTTAATTCCCCCGCATGTCGTAAGCGCGGATGTGCAAGCATAATTACGGACCGCTCAGGCTGCTGCGACAAGCACCGCAATGACGGTTGACAGCAATTCAAGGGCATAAGAGTGACTCCCTCGGATAGTGGGAAAGCATTACAGAAGCTATTCTGCCGAGTGGTTTCTATAATATTTCCCACATCGCACAGAGGTAAGACATGTCAGAGATCACCACATCCGAGCAAATCCGCCTGGATATCATCAAGAAAGTTAACTACGACACCGCAGCGGCCAAGCTGGCCATTGACTGGGTTGGTGATAGCAATCTGAAAGCTGAGCTATTCGCTGACTCTTTCGATCGCGTCTTCACTGAAAGTGAGATTGTCTCGAAGACCCGTAAAGCGATTCAGGAAGCGACCGAAGCGCTGGCGCTTTTTGATACCGCAGCTGAGTAATCATCACAAATGCCACCTACGGGTGGCTTTTTTAATGGTTATCGAATAGGGGGAGTCTATGCCGGTATGCACGATTTCAATAGAAGTAAAAAGCCGCTGGTGGCTGCCGCTCTACCTCAAAACGCTGATGCTATTCTGCCAGATGATTCAGCGAGAGCCTGATTACGAAAAGATTTCCGCATTCATCGCGAAGTATGGCATCGGCCAGAAAGTGAAGGCGGGACCAGTGCGAAAGAATACGGAGTAATCCATGGCAAAACCGGACTGGGGCGAGCTTCAGCAACGGTTCCTGTCCGATCATGCCGCAACCGGCGTATCACCGAAGGATTGGTGTGAAGCGCAGGGACTGAATTACGCTACTGCCCGCCGATACATCAAGAAACCCACTGCGCAAACTGCGCAAAAACCTGCGCAGAAGAAACTGCGCACTGCGCAAAAGGAAAAGTGCGCAGAAGAGCTGGTGGATGATGATGGCCTCACCGATCAGCAACGTTTATTTGTCGCAGAATACCTGAAGGACCACAACGCCACGCAGGCCGCTATCCGTGCCGGGTACAGCAAGAAGACTGCTGAACAAATTGGCTATCAGCTGCTTCAGAAAACTTCAGTTGCGCAGGCCATTGCGCAGCAGCAGAAAGCATCCATTATGCGCACGCTTGGCAGCGCTGATGAAGTGCTTGAGCAGATGTGGCGGCTGGCAACATTCGACGCCAACCAACTTTCTCAGTATCGCCGCGGGAGCTGCCGCTACTGCTGGGGCTTCGGTCACCAGTATCAATGGCGCGATGCGGTGGAGTACGAAGAGAAGCGGCTTGAAGCGCTTGAGCGTAAACGTCGAGAGCCTTTGGATGATGGCGGCTACGGTTACAACCACACCAGCGCACCTAACCCGGAATGTCCTCGCTGCAATGGTGATGGCGTCGGCCAGCCATTCTTCGCCGATACGCGCAAGCTGGCGCCTGATGCTGCGCTTGCCTATTCCGGCGTTAAGCTCGGGAAGAATGGCGTGGAGATAACCGCTATCAGCCGCGAGCGAATGTACGAGGCGGTGATGAAACGTCTCGGCCTGGCTGACAGTGAGTTCACCCAGCGTCTACAGCAGATTGAAATCGAGCGCCGGCAGCTGGAGATCGACAAGCTCCGTAAAGAGCTGGCCGCTGACCCGGAAGATGACGAACCAACGCCAGTTGCGATCAATATCAACGTAGTCGATGCGCGAGTGAGGGAAGAGGATGGCGATAGCTCCGACGCTTAACGTTCCCCAGGCTCGTTTTCTGGCTATGCAGCAGAAGTTCAAAGCCTATGTAGCTGGTTTTGGATCCGGAAAGACATGGGTTGGCTGCGGTGGAATATGCAAAGGGTTCTGGGAGTTCCCCAAAATAAACCAGGGCTACTTTGCCCCGACTTATCCTCAGATCCGCGATATTTTCTACCCCACGGTGGAAGAAGTTGCTCACGACTGGGGACTGAAAGTCAAAATCGTTGAAAGCAACAAAGAGGTCCATTTCTACAGTGGGCGCCAGTACCGCGGCACGACAATTTGTCGGTCGATGGAAAAGCCCGACACGATAGTAGGCTTTAAAATCGGCAATGCGCTGGTGGATGAACTCGACGTTCTGAAAGCGGATAAGGCGCGTCAGGCGTGGCGAAAAATAATCGCGCGTATGCGTTATAAAGTTGATGGTCTGCGTAATGGCATTGACGTGACTACCACACCTGAAGGATTTAAGTTCGTCTATAACCAGTTTGTTAAGGCTGTGAGGGAAAAGCCTGAACTAAGGTCGATGTATGGTCTGGTACAGGCTTCGACATTCGACAACGAAAAGAACCTGCCGGATGACTATATTCCTTCGCTTCTGGCGAGTTACCCGCCGGAATTGATCAAGGCATATCTGAACGGCCAGTTTACTAACCTGACCAGCGGCACCATTTATCATCAGTTCGACAGAGTGCTGAATAATTCCAGTGAGGAAGAGCAGCCAGGTGAAGCGCTGTATATCGGGATGGATTTCAACGTCGGGAAGATGGCCGGGATCGTCCATGTATTGCGGCTCGGCTTACCACACGCGGTAACAGAGATTATCAACGCTTACGATACGCCCGACATGATACGCATCATCAAGGAACGTTTCTGGCTGTATGCCGACGGTGACTACCGCAAGGTCCGCGAGATTTATATTTACCCGGATGCCTCTGGTGATTCCAGGAAGTCAAACAACGCCAGCAAAACAGATATTGAGCAGCTCCGGCAGGCCGGATTTAACGTCATCGTTGATGATGCTAACCCGCCGGTAAAGGACCGCATTAACTCCATGAACGCCATGTTCTGCAATGGTAATGGCGATCGCCGGTACAAGGTGAATGTGGCCCGTTGCCCGGTCTATGCCGACTGCCTGGAACAACAGGTGTGGGATAAAAATGGCGAGCCGGATAAAAAGAGCGATAACGATCACCCCAACGATGCTGCCGGTTACTTCATTGTGAAGCAATTCCCAATCGTTCGACCTGCATTCTCTATTTCACTGGACACGACATTCTGATGGCCAATAACGATATTACTTACGTTCGCCCTGAGGTCAGGGCGGCAATGCCCGTGTGGAAAAAAATTCGTGACGTGTGCAAAGGGGCTGATGCTGTAAAGGCCGCCGGGAATGAATACCTCCCTTTTCTGGATCCGTCCGATAAGTCTGCACGCAATAAAAAGCGCAATGCTGATTACATTCAGCGCGCCGTTTTCTACGCGATAACGGGCAATACAAAAGTGGGTCTACTGGGGCTGGCATTCAGAAAAGACCCGACCATGACCGCGCCGGATAAACTGAATTATCTTCGTGACAACGCCGATGGTGCTGGTGCCAGCATTTATCAGCAGTCCCAGCAGGTTACAGAAAATATTCTGGAGGCCGCGCGCGAGGGGCTTTATACGGATTATGCAGCTGAGACCGACGAGGCGATCATCCTTCGTTATCAGGCGGAAAGCATCATTAACTGGCGCACCAAACGCATCAATGGACGTGATCAACTGGTGCTGGTGGTTTTACGCGAATGCATGGAAAAGGAAGATGGTTTTGCGTACGAGGATGAAATCCAGTATCGCGAACTGGCTCTGGAGAACGGAAAGTTTGTCTGCCGGGTATGGCGAAAGTCAGCTGACGCAGGCTCTTTTTCCGTCACTTCCGAGTATCATCCTAAGCCAAAAGGTGAGGATTTCTGGGATGAGATCCCCTTTACCTTCGTTGGCGCACAAAATAACGATCCCAGCATCGACGAGTCGCCTTTAGCCGCCCTCGTTGAAATTAACCTTGGTCATTATCGAAATTCGGCGGATTACGAAGACAGCGTATTTTTCTGCGGTCAGGTTCAGCCGGTGATTTCCGGGCTTGATACCGCCTGGCGTGACTGGCTGCAGGATAAGGGAATTCGTGTCGGTTCTCGTTCTCCATTCCTGCTGCCGAAGGAGGGGAGTTTTACCTATGCTCAGGCGCAACCAAACACCCTGGCTAAAGAGGCGATGGACAGTAAGCGTGATTATTCTGTTCAGCTTGGCGCCCGGCTTATCGAGCAGAACGGCGCGGTTAAAACCGCCACGCAATCCAGCGGCGAGCAAACCGCATCCACATCGGTGCTCGGCATTTGCGTTTCCAATGTCTCGGAGGCCTATACGCTGGCGCTCGGCTGGTGCGCCAGATATCTCGGCATAAAAGGCGAGGAATATCGTTACAGCATCAATCAGGAGTTTATCGCCAAAGTCGCAGAATCCGGCATGGTAACGGCAATCGTCAATGCCTGGCAGTACGGTGCGATTCGCGACACTGATATGGTCAGAGCTCTGCAGAGGCTTGACCTGATAGATCCTGCTGACGACCCTGAAACTGTCATTGACGCTATTCGTAACGGCGCGCCTAACCTGATTGGTGGCAATAATGGCAACGGCGAATGACAAACTGCATGATGAATCCATAGCCCACGCTATATGGGTTAGTCGCTACAGCACCGGCGTTGCCAACAGGATGATAAAAGTCCTGAATGACAGCGACGCCGAACTTACCGCAAGGTTGCTGGTGGCTATTGATACGCTGGACGCTGAGAGCTTTACCGTTTCTAGGCTGGAAGCGTTACTGGTAAGCGTCAGGGCAATAAACAAGGATGCGATTCAGTCGATGTATGCAGCTCTTACTGCCGAGTTGCAGGAACTGGCGAAGCACGAAGCCACTTTTCAGATGAGCCTCTTCCAGTTTGCCATTCCCGACGATGTTCTGGCTCTTCATCCACTGGTTGGCATCTCCCCGGATGCAGTTTATGCCGCGGCGATGGGGCGTCCATTCCAGGGACGTTTGCTGAGTGAATGGGCCAGCAACCTCGAAGCTGATCGGATGGCGCGGATATCCAATACGGTGCGGCAGGGATTCCTGCTGGGCGATACGCAGGAGCAAATCGCAAAAAAGGTCCGTGGCCATGCTAATCGTGGTTACCAGGATGGTGCGCTGCAGATGAGCCGGGCCAATGCAGCCAGCATTGCAAAAACGGCAGTAGGGCATCTTGCATCGACAGCCAGACAAAGCTTTGCGTCGGCGAACGACGACATTCTGAAGGGTAAGCAGTGGTTATCTACTTTGGATAACCGGACATCAAAGGATTGTCGGATCCGCGACCGACTCAAGTACACGCTGGATAACAAACCGATAGGGCACAAGGTGCCTTATTTGCAGGGACCTGGAAAAATCCACTTTTGCTGTCGGAGCACTGAAACTTACATCCTGAAATCGTCCGAGGAGTTGGGTATCAAAGTCGGCGAAATCAAGAATAGCTCGCGCGCCAGCATGGATGGACAGGTTCCGGCTGATACGAATTACCAGGACTGGTTCTCCCGGCAGTCGTTCACGCGACAAGCTGAGATTGTCGGAGAAACGCGCGCCAGGCTGATTCGTGATGGCGGCATGTCTCCCGATGAGTTCTACAACGACAGGGGCGAGTGGCTGACGCTGGACCAGTTGCGCTCAAAGGATGAGCAGGCATTCAGAAACGCCAGGCTTTAACTAACATATCTTATTCAATCAGGCTGCCTTCGGGCGGCCTTTTTTATTGGGCCAGGCCCACAGTAACTATCCCAAGGGGACAACATGCTTATTCGTAACATGCTCATTAAATATTATTCGGCAGCTGGTGGTGAAGGTGGTGATGGCGGTGGCTCCGGTAGTGGTGCGCCCGAGATTACGCCGGAAATCCAAAAGCTGATCGATGAGCAGGTCAGTGCTCAGGTTTCAGGCCTGAAAAATAAAAATAGTGAGTTACTCGGTAAGCTCAAAGAGTCCACTGAGTCGCTTAAGCGTTTTGAAGGTATCGATCCTGACGCGGTGAAAACTATTCTCCAGCGTTTCTCTGATGATGAAGAGGCGCAACTGATCGCCGCCGGGAAAATTGACGAGGTACTGGATAAACGCACTGAGCGGCTACGTGCTGATGTTGATAAGCAAATCAAAGCCGCTAATGAACGCGCTGAAAAGGCGGAAGCGTTCTCCAACAAATTCCGTGATCGTGTCCTGGGTGATGCTATCCGCAGCGCAGCGCTTAAGGCTGGCGCGCTGCCAGAAGCATCCGACGATCTGATTCTTCGTGCTAAAGGCACATTCCAGCTCAACGACGAAGGCGAGGCCGTAGCAGTTGATGCAAATGGCGATGTTCTGTTCGGTAAAGACGGCAAAACTCCGCTCACCCCGGTTGAGTGGGCTGAATCTCTGAAAGAGACGGCCCCGCACCTGTTCCCGCGCGCCGAAGGCTCCGGGGCTGGTGGTCATAAACCCGGTGGCGGTGGCGGTAGACTGAAACGTTCAGAAATGAGCTCAAGCGACAAAGCGGACTACATCCGCAAACATGGCCAGCAGGCCTATCTCAAATTGCCTAAGTAAGGACTAATCAATGCCTACGACCGTAAACAGTGACCTGATTATCTATGACGACCTCGCGCAGACTGCGTTTCTTGAGCGTCGCCAGGATAATCTGGAAGTCTTCAACGCCGCTTCAAACGGCGCAATCATTCTCGACAACGAACTGATCGAGGGTGATTTTCGCAAGCGCACCTTCTATAAAGTTGGTGGTTCTATCGAATCGCGCAACGTTAACTCCACCGACCCGGTAACGGGTAAAAAAATCGGTGCCGGTGAATCTGTCAGCGTTAAGGCGCCGTGGAAATACGGCCCGTATGAAACCACTGAGGAGGCGTTTAAACGTCGGGGTCGCGACGTTAGCGAATTCTCCGAGGTGATCGGCGTCGACGTCGCTGATGCAACGCTTGAAGGTTATATCAAGTATGCCCTACAGGGTCTTGTTGCAGCCATTGGCGCAAATGCTGACATGACGGTATCCGCGGATATTGCCACTGATGGTAAGAAAACGCTGACCCGTGGCCTGCGTAAATACGGCGATAAATTTAACCGTGTTGCGCTGTTCGTTATGCATTCCACGACCTATTTCGACATTGTTGATCAGGCAATCGACAACAAAATTTACGAAGAAGCTGGCGTGGTAGTTTATGGCGGACAGCCAGGAACGCTGGGTAAACCGGTGCTGGTAACTGACACCATGCCGGTTGACGCGATTCTTGGTCTGGTGGCTGGTGCGGTATCCGTAACGGAATCACAGGCTCCGGGCTTCCGTTCCTACGATATCAACAACCAGGAAAACCTTGCCATTGGCTATCGCGCAGAGGGCACGGTTAACGTTGAACTGCTGGGTTACAGCTGGGATGAGACGAAGGGCGCTAACCCTGACCTGACCAAAATCGGCACCGGCGCGAACTGGAAGAAACATTTCACCAGTAACAAATCCACTGCAGGCGTACTGATTAAGCTGGAAGCCCCTGCGGGGGAGTAACCCTGTCAGTGGATAAAACTTCCGCAACTGCTGACAGTACCGACGCGGTGACCGTTTCGCTCAAGTACACCAGAAATGGTGCCGGAGTCTCCGGGGCATCTGTGGCGTGGACGTCTACTGGCGGCACGCTAAGTGCTTCGACGTCACAGACAGGGTCTGCTGGTGGCTCGACGGTGAAGCTCACCTCTGATGCGGCCGGCTCCTTCACGGTGACGGCTACCGTTGACGGCGTGGTGAAAACCACTGAAGCGATTGCATTCACTGCTCCAGCGGGTGGTTAACCGACGGGGCGAAAGCCCCGTTTCTTTTGGTGAGGATCCGATGACCGTTTATATAACAATCCAGGACGTTGACGAGTTGCTGGGGGATACCTGGGCTGCCGCTGACAAAAAGGGTAAAGCCGTGCTACAGGCAAATACCTGGATGACGGCGCTGAACCTTCAGGATATCGAGCCGGAGGATATCCCCGAAGAAGTTAAGCAGGCCGGAGCGTTTATCGCTTCCGTAGCCGCTGCAGGCAATCTGTATCAGCAAAAAACAGATTCCGGCGTGGTGACGAGCAAAAGCGTTGAGGCCGACGATGTAAAGGTTTCCCGAACATTTGCCGAGATTTCAACTACTAGCGCTGAATTACTCGATCCGGATTTGCAACTGGCACTGGATATGCTCAAACCGTGGATGATTAACCCGTTTCAGACGTTCTTTGTGAGGGCGTGATATGGGCATTCGTGACGAGCTGCAAACCGAAGTCGCCGCAGCATTCGATACCGACCTGCAGGATGCCGTTAAGGATTTCACTGGGTCATACACCGTTCGGGGTGCCTGGGACCCGGTGACGGAAACCGGCACTGAAACGCAGGTGACTTACTCGGGGCGTGGAGTGCTGGCGCGCTATAAGCTGCGCCGTATCGATGGCGTTAACATTCTGCATGGTGATGTGAAGCTAACCGCACTGGTTAACGAGGTGACTGATAAGCCGGCCGTCGGGCATATCATCACCGCACCGGATCCGGTTACGGGTGAGCTTCAGCGCTACGAGGTCATCACCGCTTCTGCCGACTCTGCTGGCGCTGCGTACTCCATTCAACTGAGGAGGGCGTGATATGGCTAAGGGCTGGAACATTGACCCAGCGGCATTCGCCGGGCTGGTGGCAGAAGATGTCAAACTACGCCAGCGGACAATCGCCATTCAGCTGCTGAATGAAATCGTTCAGCGGTCGCCGGTAGGAAACCCGGAGCTGTGGGCCATCAACGCGACCGCGGTTCAATACAACAAAGCTGTTGGGGAATGGAACGAATCTCTTTATGCCGATCCTGCCAACCTGACAAAGACAGGCCGTCTCAGAAAGAAAGCCCGTGTTAATGACAGCATGGATATCAGGCGGCCGGCTGAGTATCGCGCAGGAACCTTCAGGGCATCGCATTTTGTCAGCATCGGCGAACCTAATCATTCCGTCCCGACCGAACCGGATCCGCGCGGGACAATGACGTTTCTTAATGGCAAAAATATTATTGACCAGGCGCCAGCCTACTCGGTGATTTACATCCAGTCGAACCTGCCTTACTCCGTGCCTCTGGAGAATGGCCACTCAACACAGGCGCCGACAGGCGTCTATGCCGTCTCGTTTAATGGTGTAATTCAGGCCTACAAATGACCCTTACAGAAATCAGAAACGCTGTCATTTCCCGAATGGCGGCACAGACCGCTATTGCCTCTGATGCGGTGGATTATCCCAATGGCCCGGTATTTGACCCCAGTAACCGCGATATCTGGGCCCGCCTAACCAACATTGCTGGGCAGGCAGGTGCAACTGAGATCGGGAATGGGCCGGTCGTCCACAGGACGGGATTACTCATCATTCAGCTGTTTGTTCCGGTCGGATCCGGGACGTTGCTTATCTCCCGAACGGCCGATCAGCTAACGGAGCTATTCGAGTTTAAGGACGACGGAAAGCTGAGTTATTTCGCTGTTTCTGCTGTGCCGGCGGGTGAGACCGATGGCTGGTTACAGCTCAATCTTCAAATTCCTTATCGCGCTCTGTAGCGCACAAAAAACAGGAGGCTCCTGTGAGCTCAGGTGCAAAAGTAGTAGCCGCGTTTATTCGCGAGACAACGCCAGGAATCACGCCTACAGCAGGGGCGTGGAACCTGCTGCGTCGTTCTTCATTTGGTCTGAAACCAACGCAGAACACCAACGACAATGACGAAATCGCTGGTGACCGCATGGCGCAAGGTGTTTCACGCGGCACAGTGGATGTCGGCGGCGATGTCGGTACGCGGTTTCGCTGGAATCAGCATGACGATTTTCTTGCCAGCTGTTTCGGTTCCGAATGGGTAAATAACGTGCTGACGATGGGTAACGGTCGTATTACGTTCTCCGTGGCGACCTTTGCCAGTGATGTGGGGATCGCCCAGATTGCCCGCGGTTGCCAGGTTGGCACCTTCCAGATGGAAATCCCGGCCGATGGTGATATCACTGCAACCATTACGTTTGCAGGGCTGGACTGGGAGACGAAAGGGGACGATACCAGCTATTTCACCACGCCGGTGGATTTGGCGGGGGCGCTGCGTTACTCCTTCAAGGAAGTCACCAACATCCGGCTGAATGGTGTTGATGGCGGGTCAGGCTTCTGCGTCGACACCTTTAACATCCAGTTCGACAACAATATGCAGACCCAGCGCTGCATCGGTACCGGTTCGGCATTCGCCGGTGCAAACATTCCGACAACCTTTACCCCGTCAGGTCAAATCACGCTGTCATGGTCAAAGGCTGCCTGGGAGGTTTACAAAAAAACGTTCACCGGCGAAACGGTGCCGTTTAGCTTCACCCTGGAGAATGCTGAAGGCGCCTATACCTTCGATTTCCCGGAAGTGCAAATCTCCGGCGACTGGCCGGATGCGGGGAGCACTGACATTGTTCAGGTTCAGCTGGATATCACCGCGGCCAATACTCCGCCAACTATCACCCGCGTCCCCAAAGTGCCGGCGATGGCAATCAGTGTTGCGCCAGCCACTTCAACTGGGGCCGTGGGATCTACAGTGACGTTAACCGCCACGCTTACGCCAGCTGATTCAACTGATACCGTCCAGTGGACGTCATCGGATCCGACTATCGCCAGCGTGGTTTCTACCGGGCAGAAAACAGCGAAAGTCACACGTAACGCAGCCGGTACTGCAACCATCACCGGTAAGGCCCGCACCTTTACCGCAACGTCTGAAATCATCGTTACCGCGCCTTAATTTACCTGGCCCGTTCTGCTGAGCATCGCGGTTCGGGCTTCATTATGGAGTTATTATGCTGATTGTTACCCCGAAAATTGATTTAAATGGTGAACGCTGGTTTTCCCCCTACAAAAAGCCAGAAGGCAGCGAAAGGCAATTCTCGGCGGAAGAAGAGTCGCTGTTTAAACTTCGCCTGCTGGTGGCCAGCAGCGAGAATCCGCAATATCGCTCCCGTAACGCGCTGGTGCGCCGCCACATCGATAAGATGGACGCAGGTTATAAGGTAGGAACCAAAGAATTCAATCTCGCCAGCGTGGGCGATATCGACTCCGTTGATGACCTGCTGATCGATAACGTCGCCCGGTTCCTGTTGAAAGGCTGGGAGGGGGTGGGCCAGTTGGTGGATGGCTCAGAGGTTGCTCTCGACTATACCCCAGAGCTCGGGATCGCCATGCTGAAACAGTACCCGGATTTGTACTGGCTGATACTGGCCGAGGCCGCAAGCATTGCTCAGGGTAAGGAGCAGCAGACTCAGGAAACCGTAAAAAAGCCATAGAGGCCCAAAAGTGGCTAAAGGAATTCGCCGGCGAACAGGGCGAGAAAGCAAAGTGGCGCAGGGAGAAGCTAAATCTCCCGCCCATTCCTGAGCCTGAAATCGATGCAGTCACTGGGGAGATCCTCAACGCTTACGCCATGATATCGCGCGGCAGGAAGTATGCCGGCATGGCCGGAGTGCCGCTCCCTCTATCCCTGAATGATATTGAGCTTTACCTGGCATCGCGCACCATCCTGATCGACCGCATTGAGTTTGACGCAGCGATACTGGCTCTTGATGATGCCTGGAGGGCTGAGTGGGCAGAGGCACAGAAACGTGCAGCAGATAAGAAAGGAAGCAACTGACCTACCATTAATGGTGGTCCATGCTCCTGAAAGTCAATGATAGGATGTTTCCGATTGCAATCAAAGGAAACATATAATGAAAAAAGTCATCGCTTTGGCGCTTGGAGCGCTATTACTTTCTGGTTGTACTGTACGTGTTGCAGATTTGACTGTGGCGAGTACTAAAAATTACAACCTCAATGGGGGTAAGTTCTATAAAGGGAAACGTGTAACAGCAGAAGATAGCTATCCGGTTATCATCTTCCCTCTTGGCATCCCGAACGTTAAAACAGCCGCTGATCGAGCGATTGAAAAAGATCGCTGTGCAGTTGGTCTGTCTGACGTAGTTGTCACTCAACTTAACCATTCCTTCCTGTTCGGTAAGATTGGTCTGCGTGTTGAGGGGAATCTTGTGATTGACCGCAGCCTGCCGGGTTGCGAGAACGCAAGCTGATTGATAAGGCCACCTTCGGGTGGCTTTTTAACTGATGGGGTAGGTATGAAAAGGATTGTTGCTGCAGTGATGCTCGTTTTGTGGGTGAGCCATTTGCATGCTACTGAGTGGCGATATAACGAAGTGCGTGATGAAATGAGGGATAGCATTACTTATGCCTCGACATTGCAATCAGATAACGAAAACCAATACTCTGCGCCGTATGATAGTGGCGCGTTTCTTGATATCCTTCTTATAAGTAAAGATGGGGAAATATCAAATAGAGCTGCGCTTGCTCTATCAAAGGGGGAAGTGGCTTGTCAACGAGACGAAATTTGCGAGGTTAAGGTTAGATTTGACGATGGGAGCATTGAGGACTTAACCACTAAAATTGCTTCTGATTCTAATGATATGCTGGCTGTATTCGATTCCACAGCGTTCGTGGAAAAATTAAGGATATCCAAAAAAGTGATAATTGAGATCCCGGTTTATAGAAATGGGCGCTCTCAATTTAAGTTTTATCCATCTGATTTAAAGTGGCATGGGATCGCTGATGGCAGGCCTTATCTATCAGAATTCGCGGGGGTAAATCTGAGAGATAAGTTGGACCTCACGGGAAAACATTTGTCAGTTAAAAAAAATGGGGTAAGGTGTTTTGATGATAGCGTTGAACTAATCAAGGGCTGGGTTGCTCCAGCGAATGTTTGTACCTATGAGGGCATGGTTGCGTTTGTTTCTGTAAAAACAAAAAATGATAAAAAGAGACTGCGTGAGCTTATTGGTGAGATAAATAAATCACTAAACTCAAAAGTCAAGCTTAATGATGGGATCGCCATTTGGATTGGTGATGAAACTCTAGGTGTATCATCGATATACTTATACTCAGATGATAAAGATGGATTGAAACTATCCTTTATATATCACCCCGTAATGAGCAAGGTGCCATCTGAAAAATAAAAATACCCCACTAGAGTGTGGTTATCATTGATAATGGTTTAAAGATGGGTGGTTTTGCCACGCGATGAGACGGTCCAACCTCTGCTATGGTTATTGATAACCCTTTCTAATTATCATTTCTTAAACATTTACTAACCCGCTTAACCAGCGGGTTTTTTATTGCCCGGAGAAAGGTAAATGACTGAACAAACATCCCGCCTCGCTATTATTCTCGATAGCACCGGAGCAGAAAAGAATGCGGATAGTTTAGCCAGTGCTCTAAACAAAATAACAGCAGAGGGTGAAAAAGCTGAGTTCGCAACGGATAATCTTTCCGCAGCTACTAAAGATCTGAACTCACATCTTAAGGTTGGACCAAAACACGCTATCGAAAATGCGAAGTCAACAAGGGTGCAGCGGGAAGAAATAGAAAAATTACTGGATAAGCTGGATCCTACATCAAAAGCGTTTGATGAGCTGGATAAAGCAATGGAGCGGCTGAAAAAGGCAAATCTATCTGGTGTGCTGGGGGCTGAGGAATTCAGCCACTACAGCTCCATTATTGATCAAACTCGCAATCGTCTCCAGTCTGCGCAGGATGAATTAACTGGCTACACACAAGCCCAGAGAGAGGCAGCTAAAGCCGCTCAGGAATCTGCTGCTCAACAGGCGCAGCAGGAAAAAATTCTCGCTCAATTGCAGGCTCGCCTTGATCCCGTCACCCACGCATTACAGGCTCTTGACGAACAGCAGAGGCAAATTTTCGAATATACGTACAGTGGTGCGCTCAGTATCCAGCAGTATGATGCCTACAGTGCCAAAATTGCCGAAGCCCGCCGTGAGTTGAACGGAGAAGCGCAGGCAGAACGTGAGGCAGTAAAGGCTCAGGAAGAGCAGCGTGCTTCGTTGCAGCGATTAGTTGGCCAACTTGACCCTTTCTCAGCTGCGTTAGATAAAATCAAGAAACAGCGAGCTCAACTGTCGGCAGCCAAAGATGCCGGGCTGCTTACGCCTGAATACCACGCAGAGCTTTCAAATAAGCTGGATTTAACAGAGAAGGGGCTCAATCAGGTCAGCAATGAAATGCGGTATGGGGCCATCTCGGCAGGGCAGTATAAAAATGCCATGCGGTTACTCCCCGCGCAGTTGAATGATATTGCTGTTGGCCTGGCTGGTGGTATGCCTTTGTTCACTATCTTCATGCAACAGGGTTCGCAGATCGCTGATTCGTTTGGCGGTTGGGGTAATCTGTTCGAGATCATAAAACAGCAGTTGCTGGGGGCTGGAGATGCCGCCGATGAATCAAGCGATTCCCTGTCAGATAACGCTAACTCATTGTCTGAAAATGCAGAGAATGCCAAAAAACTGACTGGATTTCTGAATCCCATGACTATCGGGATCGGCGCTCTTGTCGCAGTTGTGGGTACTCTCACATATGCCTGGTACAAAGGCAGCCAGGAGCAACAGGAGTTCAATAAGTCCCTTGTTCTGACCGGGAATATTGCCGGGGTAACCACCGGGCAATTGGCAGACATGGCGAGATCGGTCGCAGATAATACAGGGAATACCACAGCCGCCGCCGCTCAGGCACTAAACCGTGTTGTCTCTGGTGGTAAAATCGCTACAGGTTCAATGCAGACTGTCACAGAGGCCGTTGTCGCAATGAACGATGCGACCGATGAATCTATCGATAGCATGGTGGCAGACTTCGAGAAAATCGCACAAAACCCGGTAGCCGCTATCGGAGAACTGAACGACAAATATCACTTCCTGACTCTGGCAACTTACAACCAGATTAAGGCGTTGCAGGACGAGGGTAATCAGCAAGAGGCTGCGAGACTGGCAACAGAGACGTATGCTGCGACTATGAAGCAGCGTGCTGACCAGATTCAGGGTAACCTCGGATCACTGGAGCAGGCATGGAAATGGTTGGGTGATGCCGCGAAAGGTGCCTGGGATGCCATGCTTGATATAGGTCGTGAAAAATCTATAGAGCAAAAAATAGCAGAAGCTCAGGACGAACTGGGTAGGGCGCAAAAGTCACTTTCTGATTTAAGTGCCGGACAATCAAAATATGCTGGGCCATATGGCGCATGGAAGTCTAGCGACCTTTCCATGCTTCAAAAGGGGGTCGATGCTGCCAAAGCACGACTAGCTTCATTGCAGTCCGAGAAAATGGCTCAGGACACCATTAACGGGATCTATAATGCTGGCAATGAGAGGCAGCAAGAGGGAATCAAAGCTCAAGCTTATATCAATACACTGACCGAACAGACATTAACTAACGCCCAAAAGCGCACCAGGGAACAGGATAAGCTAACCAAAGCTCTGGAAAAAACCAGGGCTGCGGGCACGTCAATCAGCGCAGAGGAAGAAGCCAGACTTCGCGCCAATATCAACGAAAAGTACAAAGACCCGAAATTACCCAAGACGCCAAAGGGTAAAGCATATACCGAGGACGCAGCAACCCGGCTGCTTGATCAGATAAACCAGCAGACTGCTGCCATGCAGTCCCAACTAGATGCCAGTGACAAGCTTAACAGCGCGACACAGGCGCGGATTAAATTCGAACAGCAAATTGCTGACCTCAAGTCTAAAACGCAGCTCACCGCGGATCAGAAGTCTATTTTTTCGCGTTCACAGGAAATCCTTCAGGCTTACAAAAAACAGGAAGCACTGCAAAACTCCGTAAAAACCCTGGATGATTACCGGAAAATGCAGGAACAGGTAAAGACGAAGGATGAGCGGACCAACGATCTGCTTAAAACCCGTCTTGAACTGCTGGAGAAGGCCAAAGCAACGGGGCAACTTAAACCCGGTGAATATCAAAAAACGCGGGCAGATATTTATCAAAACACCGATATGCAACTGCCCTCGACGGTTCGTAATGTTGTAGGAAACCTGACACCCACAGGAGGGCGACTCTCTGGAACTTTTGAGGGGATGCAGGGGCAAATCAATGAATATGACCAGGCTCAGCAAGAGCTCCAGCGCTGGCTGGCAGCTCAGGAGGAAGCTTATGCGAAGGCCGGTGAAATAACTGCCGAGGGTGAGGCCAGAATGACCTCTATTCGTCAACGTGCGGCGGATGCAAATCAGGTCATAGAGGCTCAGAAAAACACCATCATATCTGCGGCCACGCAGTCCTTGTTTGACAGTACCGCCGACATCATGCGAACGGGGTTTGGTGAGCAATCGGCAATCTACAAGGTCGCTTTTGCTGCGAGCAAGGCATTCGCTATCGCGGACTCGATGGTGAAAATCCAGCAGGCTATAGCAAGCGGTGCAGTAAGCGCGCCTTATCCGGCCAACATCATCGCTATGGCCTCAATCGCTGCGCAGACCGCCAGTATCGTCTCAAATATTCAGGCTGTTTCAGGCGTTGGCTTCGCCTCCGGCGGTTACACCGGCCCCGGTGGTAAGTATCAGCCAGCGGGTATTGTTCACAAAGGAGAGTACGTCTTCGACCAGGCATCAACGAACCGGATTGGCGTGTCTCAGCTTGAGGCACTTCGAAATGGCCAACCGCTTGATGCAACTCTGGGGCGTACAGGGTTTGGTACTGGTGTTCAGAACGTTAACAGCGATAACAGCAGCAAGACCACCATCCATGCTCCCATTGAGCAACATTTCCATACGCCGCCCGGTGTGACACCTGATCAGATGGCTCTCTCCATGGCTCAAACGCAGAAGCGGGCGACAACGGAAGCCCTGGATCAGGTTGCTGCGCAATTGTTGAGAGGGGACGGGAAAGTTGGTAAGGCAATGCGCAGTAAATATTCAGGCAGAGGGTTAGAGTGATGACTGATATCTACTACCCGCATGACAGTCTTCCGATGCCATTACAGGAAGGATACGGATTCCAGCCTGTAAGCCCGTTAAAACGAACCCAGTTAACTACCGGCCGCGCGCGGCAAAGGCGAGCTTATACGTCCACACCGACGCAGGCCAGCATCACCTGGTTTATGGAAACCGATGCGCAGGGACTGGCGTTTGAGTCCTGGTTCCGTGATGCGTTATCTGACGGGGCTGCATGGTTCATGATGAAGCTGCAGACGCCGGCAGGCATTAAGTTTTACAAATGCCGCTTTACAGATATTTATCAAGGACCGGTGCTGGTGGCTCCGATTTACTGGAAGTACACAGCGACGCTTGAATTATGGGAACGCCCCCTTGCTCCTGCCCCATGGGGTAATTACCCGGAATGGATCGTCGGAAGTTCGTTGCTGGATATTGCGCTGAATAAGGAGTGGCCGAAGGCTTGATTAAAACCGTTTCTCCTTCATAATCACTTGTGTCGATTTGTGGGAAAGTCCTTCATGCCGCTCCGTAGCCGGAGCGTGAAATAAAGCGCGGAATAGCGATCCTGCCGGTGAGGGTACACCCACATTCGACACCAATTTTTAAGGTCACCTTCGGGTGGCCTTTTTTATTGGGTAAAAATCATGACAATACTCAACCGCCTGTACGCCAGCAGCGGGCCGGAGGTGATCATTGAGACGCTGCAGATCACCATTGGTTCTGACGTCCATTATCTGTGCCAGGGCTACGAGGGTATTACGGCAACGACGGAGAACGGCGATACCGTAACGTTTACCGCCTGTGCGATAGACATTGCTCTGCCGGCGCGCAATGCGGACGGCACGCAGGACCTCAAATTTGCCTTGTGCAATATCGATGGTGTTGTGTCCACGGCGATCCGCTATGCGCTGGCTAACCGTCTGTCTGCATTGCTGACGTACCGGCGTTATATCTCCACGGATTTAGCGGCCCCTGCAGAAGTGCCATATACGCTGAAAATCAAGTCGGGCTCCTGGACGGCGACAGAGGTTCAGATCACTGCGGGCTACATGAACATCCTCGATACCGCCTGGCCGCGTTTCCGCTACACGCTCCCTGTATTCCCCGGACTGCGTTATATCAGCTAAGGAATCCCAATGTTTAACCCTGATAAATACCGTTCTGTTAAATGGCAGAAGGGCGGTAGAGCCTACCCGCTACTTGACTGCTTCGGCATTGTGAACGAGATACGCCGCGATCTGAGTTTACCCGTCTGGCCCGATTTTGCCGGGGTAACCAAAGACGACGGCGGCCTCGACCGGGAAGCGCGCCGGATGATGCTTACCCTTGAGCGCTGCGAACCCTGCGAAGGGGCCGGGGTGGCCTGTTATTCCGGGTCGACTGTCACCCACGTAGGGATCGTGGTCAGTATCGATGGTCTGCTGCATGTGGCGGAATGCAATCCGGGAACGAACGTCACCTTTCTGCCGTTGCCGCGGTTTAAGCGGCGATTTGTCAAAGTGGAGTTCTGGCAATGACCATTCGTTTTTACCCGTCCCGGCTTCCCGGTGAACCACTCGAAACGCATGAGCATGGTGTAACCAGTATTCGCAGCTGGCTGGTGGCAAATGTTGAAGGCTACGAGGATCGGGATGTCCCACCGCTGACCGTTGAGGTTGAGGGGCTGTTAATTCCGCCAGGCGAGTGGGCTAAGTGTGTGATTCGCCCTGATAGTGATGTCAGGCTTTATCCGGTTCCCTTCGGGCTGGAGGCCGCCACAATCGCGTGGATCGGCGTCGGTATCTCCGTTGCCGCTGCAGCCTATTCGTACTTTATGATGAGCAACATCGATACGGGCGGCTATACCTCATCCACAGGGCGGAGTCTCGACCTGAACCCGGCAAAGGCGAATACCGCAAAACTCGGTGATGCCATTCGTGAGGTATTTGGCCGGGTGCGTATCTACCCTGATTATGTGGTGCAGCCGGTTACCCGGTTTGATGCCGCCGATCCTACGAAAATGCGCGTCCAGATGCTGCTGTGTCTCGGTGTCGGTGATCTGATTTATACCAATGGCGATATCAGGGTTGGCAGTACGCCAGCTTCAACGCTACCGGGATTCAGCAGCACCCATTACCCGCCAGGCGCGGACGTTTCCGGTGATGAGCGCAGCGAAAACTGGGTCAACTCCACCGAAGTTGGCGGGACGTCATCCGGCACCGGGCTGGATATGGCCCAGACGTCGCCGGACGCAGACGACATTATCGCAGACAGCATGACCGTCTCCGGATCGAGCGTGACGTTTACCGGGCTGGACACGGATGATGATGACGATAATGACGAGAACGATAACGCGCTACCGCCCAGCTGGGTCGCCGGCGCCGTGGTCGAACTGAAAGCCCCGGCTAACTACCAGATCACTTCGGCGGCTGGATACAGTGTTATCGCCAGCCCGCTGCTGACGGAGATCGCGCCGGTAGTAGGTATGCCGGTCACGCTGGGGTTTAACTCTGTCGATTACGATCTGTTTATCGCGTCATATACCCCCGCTCAGGCTGCAGTGCCCGGCGCCGGGGGGAGTGCGGCAAAACTCCAGGCCAGTGCGGCCCCGACCACCTACGATTTTTCGACCAGCTCCAGCACGTTCACGATCACCTGGCAGGGGGTTACCTACCCGGTGTCGCTGGTGGCTAACTACGTCTCTATGTCGGGACTGCTGGCGGCCATCACCGAGGGACTCACTGGCTCCGGCCTGGTTGCGCAGGACAACGGCGGAACTGTACTGATAACCGAGTCGGCCAGTCCGTTCGCGGGTGGGGCGATCACGTCCTCTTCACTGCCTGCAGCTGTTTTCGGTGATGCCCCGGTTTACACCTCCGGCACGGCATCAACCGGCGGCAGCCCGGCGGTAACGGCGAATGTGACACTCGCCTATAACTCTGCCACGGGCACCGCATTCTCCGGGATGCCGGAGGGGGTGCAACGGCTTTCACTTGCTCACCGCGGGAATGAGTACCGGATTGTGTCAGCTGACGGCACGACGGCGTCGGTGGCGCGCCTGGTTTCCGGTGCCGTTGATGAGTCATGGCCGGGATTCACCGCCCGGACGATGATCGACTATGAGGCTTCTGGTCTTAACGACACGCTGAGCTGGCTGGGGCCATTCCTCGTATGCCCTGAGAATGAAGTGGTGGATGCATTCGAGGTGAATTTCTCCTTCCCGAACGGCATCTGTGGCTTTGACAGTAAGGGCAAAAAACGGATCCGCCACGTTGAGTGGGAGATTCAGTATCGCGTCTACGGTTCCGGTTCGGGGTGGGTGAGTCACCAGGGCGAGTATGCGCTTAAAAACGTCAACGGGCTGGGATTCACTGAGCGGATCACCCTCAGCTCACCAGGGCTGGTAGAGGTTCGCTGCCGTCGGCGCAATGAGCAGGGCTCAAACAACGCGCGAGACAGTATGTACTGGCAGGCATTGCGCGGGCGACTGCTGACACGACCTTCATCCTATCCCGGCGTGTCGCTGATGGCGGTGACCGTTGAGACGGGTGGGAAGCTGGCGGCACAGTCGGACCGCCGCGTAAACGTTGTGGCCACGCGCGCCTATGAAACCGGAACGGCCAGAACTATCTCGGGTGCTCTGCTGCATGTCGGAAACTCGCTGGGGCTGGAGATGGACGTCGACACTATCACTGCGCTGGAATCCGCGTACTGGACGCCACGGGGCGAAAATTTCGATTTCGCTACCGGAGACAGTATCTCAGCGCTGGAAATGCTGCAGAAGATAGCCAACGCCGGGAAGTCACGTTTTCTGCTGAGCGATGGCCTGGCGACGGTAAACAGGGAAGGGATTAAGCCCTGGACTGGCGTGATCACTCCGCATGAGATGGTGGAGGAGCTGCAGAGCGGATTTACCGTACCGTCCGACGATGATTTTGATGGTGTCGACGTGACGTACATCAACGGGACTACCTGGGCAGAGGAGACCGTTAAATGCCGGACGCCTGATAATCCCACGCCGGTGAAAATCGAGAACTACAAACTCGATGGGGTACTGAATCAGGATCACGCCTACCAAATCGGGATGCGCCGCCTGATGAAATACCTGCAGCAGCGGGTGACGTTCCAGACCACTACCGAGCTGGACGCGCTGTGCTACAACACGGGAGATCGCATAGTGCTCACGGATGATATTCCGGGTAACAACACGATTTCCTGTCTGGTGGAGGCGATGACAACGGCTGGTGGCGTGACAACGTTCACCGTTACGGAGCCGCTGGACTGGTCTTTCGAAAATCCCCGCGCGCTGATCCGCTATCAGGATGGCTCTGCATCCGGGCTGATGGTGGCGAGCAGGGTGGGTGATTTTCAGCTGTCAGTCCCGCACCTGAGCGAGTTTGATGACCCGATGAAGGTTAACCTGTCGTCGGCAACCATCGAGCCGATCCGCCTGGTGTTCTGCGGCTCAACGCGCCACGTCTACGACGCCATTGTAGAGGAGATCGCCCCGCAGTCTGACGGAACATGCCAGGTCACCGCTAAAGAATATCTCGAATCGTTCTACCAGTACGACGACGCCACATACCCCGGCGACGCTGCTTAATACCAAAAAAATCCCTTTCAACTTTTCTTTCGCTTAAACCCTCGTTTGGGCGAAGCCTCTTTTTGGAGCAAAAAACATGGCCGAACTTAACCCGCCTTTGGGAACAACTTCGCCTGAAATTTTCCTGGATAACGTCAAGCGCGCTGACGAACTGGTGAACGGTCCGGCCGGAACGGTTAACGACCGCGCAGGCGAACCGCTCGATACCTGGCGCCAGATGATGGCTAAGAATGACGAAGTTCGGCAAAACATCATCCCGCTCAGCAAGCAATACCAGACGCTGGCAGCGGCCCAGGCGGATATCGCGAATATTCCGGTAGGATCGACCACGTATTACCGCAGCCCGGATGACAGCGCGCTCGCAATCGAGGTGATGAACGTTGGCGGGACTCTGACCGCAACCGGGCGAAAAATGCCTTCGTATGACCTGGTGGCGGCCATCAGCCAGGCGGTAACGGCGGAGGTCATGGCCCGAACAGGTCTGATATTCAGCAGCGATGACCAGACCATGCTCTCTTTATGCGATGAATGGGGATATGAAGCCGGGCGGATCACTGAGAATAGTTTCGAAACGAGAAAACTCAGACTGATCCAGTCAGAGACAGGTCCGCTACTGACGCTGGTTGATGATTTCGGTTATGCGGTGAATCTGTTTTCCGAAAGAGGCGCGCTGGTTGCCGGAAATAATGAGTTGTCAGATTCAGAGTCGCTTATTTCCTTCCCTGATGAATTCGGGAACGAGCTGATTCTGGTTGATAAGCAGGGGCGGCTGTATGCCGGGGATAACATCATATTTGACGCGCCGGACTGGGCACGCTGTACCGTTGACCCCTTCGGGTATGTTATCGAAGGCGTGAAATTAAATGGTGATGTGGTCAGCAAGAATGGAGGCGGCGGTAGCGTCGAACCTGTGCCCTCTGTACTGGAGAGCAGCGCAGCAGCGCACTGGCTGTTTGGCTATGAGTCCACGTCGTATACAAGCCGTGTGGGGTATAAAACGCTGACACCGCAGGCCGCGCCGGAATTCAATAACAATTACATTTCGATCTCCGCCTGGGGCGGCGCGCTGATGACCGATATCCCCGATGCCGGGGAATACACTGTCTGCGCGGTGGTCAGGGTACCTGAACAGGCCCCGTTAACCGACTGCGTGGTGATTTACGGCACACAGAACGGGTATTCACTTCGGGATGACGACGACACCTACACCGGCAATCAGCTGTCGATGTTTTCCGACAGGGATGATCGGCGATGGCTGCGTGTGAAAAATTCCGGTTACCGGGGAACGTCCCGGCATTATCCGACACTACAGCCGCCTGTCGGCCAGTGGCTGTTCATTTCACATGTGGTGAAACTTGAGGGCAGCGGACTGCGTTACCAGGCAATCAGCGTGGGTGGCGAAGAATATCAGATGCTGCGCGAGGCCGATGCAGATCGCCTGATTCTTTCCGGCCGCAACATCGCCATTGGCAACGGGTGGTGTGATAACGCCATGTTCAAAACCAAAAATCTCGACATCGCTGAATTCATCTACTTCGACCATTCACTTTCTGCGCAACAGGTCCAGGCCGTTTATCACAATTCCCGCCAGCGTATGGCTGAGCGCGCACTTAACTTACAGTAAAGGAGTCTCCCTATGGGCACAGCAATTATGGCCGCTGGCACTGATGCATCAGCGTACGCAAATAATTATCTTCCGCCGGTCACTGGCCCGCTAGCCTGGGCCAATCTGGAAAGCGATCTGCTGCCGGCAGGTCGGCGCCTTAAAAACTTCGGTAGCCTCGGAGGTACCTTTGCGCTGTCCGGTATTGCTCAGCTGGTAGCAAAAGGTGTTGCAGCGGCAGCGGGTACGGAAAGCCGTCTGACTCTGGGTACCTTTACGCCGGATGCTTACACCTTCATCGTGCTGGTCGACGTGGGCCCGGATGCAGGGATACTGCGTCACCGCAATATTCGTATCAGCACGAATGCCAGCAAAAAGCTTCAGCGCGTCATGGATGCCGGTACAAGCGTTTCGGATATCACTGCGCCTGCAACGGGCGCGTTCGCCGTATTCCTGTGTGGTGACAGCACCGGGCATGCGTTTGGTATTGTGACGGCTTCAGGTATTCAGAAATCCACCTCCACGGCGGTGAACAGCGGGACGACTGCCACCTGGATGGGAGGGACCAATCAGGCAGGCCTGGCAGCAGCATGGGCAGGCTATGGTTCGGCTTTCTATGACCGAAAGCTCAGTGACAGTGAAATGGAACGGGTGGCAGAACGCCTTATTAAACGGGCGCGTTATCTGGGAGTAACGGTGAATGGCTGATTTGTCGATTTCGGTTATTTCAGACCAGGCATCTGAGAGCAATCAGGCGGGGTGGTGGCATCCCCTTGACAGCTTTCAGGGAGTGGAATGTTACGGGCTGTGTAAAGAGTACGGTACCGCCGGTTATCATCAGGTCGAAATCGTTCGCCGTGATGCCGATGGTACCCTCACGCGGGGAATGTGTAAGAACGTCGACGGGACGGTCGCGGAATTTAACAATGACGTGGGCCATAATCAGCCATCTGTGGTTGTGGACGGTGCGGGATATATCCACGTGTTTACGTCGATGCACGTTAACCTGCTGCGGTACTTTCGCAGCGCGCGCCCTGGCGACGTGTCGCAAATGGTGGATGCGACCCTGGACTTTCCGGATGTGGACTGGGTCTGGACGTACCCGATCACCGGCAGAGGTCCAGATGGTGATGTGTATTGTCTGATGCGGGTCGCCAGCCGGAGCACCACCGGGGAAAATAAACGCGGGGGTATCCTTTACCGCTTTGACGTCGGCACGCTGCGATGGACCCGTTATGCGCATGTGGCTGAAACAGCCAACCGCGCTATTTACCCGGATGATATAGCCATTAACGAGGACGGCGTCCATCTTCTGTTTCAGTGGTCGGCCTACCCGTCTTCTGCCGTCCGCCATGTCGGGGAATATGGCGTCATTGGTACCGATGGACTGATGAGAACGATAAATAACACGCCCCTGCCAATGCCGGTAACGCAGGGACAGCTGGCGTATAAGCCATTGCAGCCGGGTGAAAACCCGGCGATAAGTGACGGGCTGAAAATGGGGATTCAGTCTGCGAAATTTGCGTTTGATGGCGAGGGGTTGTCGCATATCACTTACCGTTTCAGAACCGTGGATGATCCTTCCGGGACCTGGTTCAGTAAGTTCGGGGTATACGTTGCGACATGGGCTGGGTCTGCGTGGAGCGAACAGCAGATCGCGTATGTCCCGCCGGAGAGGGGAAACACTTCCGCAGCACTGGCGGCAACCGTTCAGGGGGGCAAGCGGAGGGTGTATTTTTCGGTGGAATACACGTCTTCCGGGAATACTGTCGCTGTCATTGTCCTGGCGGAAAATGCAGGTTCTGGATGGGTCTACTCGGTACTCGGCAACAGCGCTCCCACACTTCTGCGCCTGGGTGCTGCACCAGGAAACGGCGGTGACGTGCTTTACGTCTCGGCACCGTTTGAGGCTAAGGTGTATCGCTATTTTGTGCCGGAAGATTATTCCCCGGCTCAGCAATTCACGAGTTTTGATGTACTGCTGTCGACTCTGGTGTAATTAAAATCATCCCCCGGCAGTCTCCGGGGGTATGGTTAACTAAACCTTCCCGACACAGCCGCCATCTCCTCCGCAATGACCTGCAGCGCTGTTTTGCTGACCAGAGTCAGATCGTCAATTCGCGCACGGTAAAAGCGACCTGCAAAGGGTGTGGTATCCGCCAGGTTTGAACCAATGCCATTCAGGTTGATAGTCGCCGTCGGATAGGCAATTTTCCCCGTCCAGACGCCCTCATAAGCAAGGACCCCATCCAGATAAACCAGCCCCTTTTGCTGCGTGCCATCAGCCGACTCCTGATAGCGGACGCTCAGGCAGTGCAGATTGCCGTCGGCCAGACTGCCGATGTAATCCTTAATGCTGTAGTTAATGCCACGCACGCACACCGTCAGCGCCGTGATCACCCCAGCCGTGATGGTAGGATAGACCTGAATCAGCCGGTTAGCGGTAGTGGCGTAACTGGTTGCCCCAATCCCCACCCAGACATTACTGAAACCATCAGCGCCAGCATTCGCCGGATCGATTTTCAGCCAGAACGTATGCATGTAGTCTTTCATGGCCGCTGTCGGAATAAACCCCGCAGGCAGGCGCAGGTACTGGCGCGACGTTTTATCGAAAACCAGCCCACCGGAAGTGCTGTCAAAGTTCAGAGCTACCGAACCCACGCTGGCCGGGTCATCCAGAAAGCACAGATTTTTGAGCTGGGCACCGGGAGCCAGGTTATTCGCCCCTCCTGCCCAGTTATGTTTCACATCGATCATTCCCAGCGTACCGGCATTGATGGACGGGAAATAATATAATTTTGACCCGGTGTCGTTCACCCAGTCGGTGCTCTGTTCGACCTTACCCATTATTTAACCCATCCTTTATGTTTGAGAAACTGGCAAACGAAATTTGCGTTGACTTCTGCCCCGACGTACAGCGCGCCACTCATCAGCGTCTGTGACGGATGCAGCGTGTCGTATTTCAGGGAAGCAGGTGTGGTGTCGTCGGCGATATTCTGCACATCGGTTGCATTCGCCGGGTTGTAGTGGTTTTTGAAGTTCTGCAGCAGATCAACGCCATCAATTTCACAGTAGTACTCCGGAAAGGCCGCTTTCAGCCCTGCGTTTATGGCATGGATACGCTGATAGCCAGCAGAACCGCGAGTTTCATCACCGCGGGTAAACTGAGGGCAGATACACGGCAGCGCACCAAGCGGCTTCAGGTAACTGACGATACTTTTGACGTTATTCTCCACTTCGCTGACGCTGGTTGTGTTGTTACGCCCGCAGGTCAGGATCAGAATGGCCTCATCGTGCTCAGGATACAGTACGCTAGCAGGGCGATTCTTCTTCCACGTCATGAGCGCCCTGGCGGAAATGGAGCGAGATCTGATAGTGGAGAGGACACGCGCTGGACTGGCGGTAGCAAGAGAGCAGGGGCGTATCGGCGGATGTAGCCGGGTAATGACCCCTGATGTTGTCGATTGGGCAAGCCGAATGCTGGAGAGCAGTGTTAACCGATAATAGGTCTCCAAGGTGATCGACGGATGTGTGAGGACTATTTATAAATATTTCCCGGTCACCAGTAAAAATCATTGTGTTGTGTCGGTGTGGTTGATCGATAGACGATACCTGTATTGATCTGTATTCGAGATGAAACTACTGTGTGTGCAACCAGTATTGACTAGGGGGCTACCATGCTCCTTTATTCAAATTGATGAGATTATTACGAAAAGAAATACCATCCTGAGCCAATACATCGTGCACGTGCAAGGGAGTGATTTTTAATTTGGTGTTGAAGTAGCATATGACATAAATTTTTATCTTATAATCGTTTATTTTGGTGAGTTATGCGTAAGTTTTGCTTACGCATAATTATTATCAGTGTATTTATTTTCTGATTATCTAACTAGCAATGAAATATAATTTAGATTAATATGTTATTTTGCTTCTTAATAGATAAAATAATTCTGCGTAGTTCACACCAGATTCAAGCCCCCTAAAGGATGCTAATCTCCTTACTGCATCCAATGATATCAGTGAGTTCTCTACATTTGACATTTGAGACTCATGCTTACCAAGTATTGATATCTTTCTCTCAAGATGTTTACTTATATCTACATAAATAGATCCAGATGATTGACTCCATGATCCTGAATCCCCCCAGCCAGCAGGTGGATACTCATATGCTATTACAGACTTGGGTGAATCAGCATTTTTTGTGGTCCTGGTGGCTGCGATTGAGCATTCATAAACCCATTTATGCTCCTGATGGAATGAAGGTACAGGGATGAAAATAATATCTGGTTTTATATTTTCAATAAGTAAGTCAATCGCATTTACACATCTACTTTTACTGGATGAACACAAATCAAAGTCCTCATTATCATTAATTTTATTTATGATATGAAGAGTCGCCCCGGCTTCGAGCATGGCGTTTGTAAGTTCTTTTTTTCTCGTTTCACTGCTAACATAGATACCATTTCTCACATGCCACTCACCTTTAATTGTTACTACAGCAATGTGAACTTCTATATCATTTTCTACCGCTCTTGACATTGCTCCTCCGCAGCCTAGCTCAGCATCATCTGCGTGCGGGCTTATAATTAACCATTTTTTTGATGTGAAGAAATCAATCATTTAATTAACCCCGCTCATTTTAAATACCACTGCCGGTGTTTTTAATAAAATAAATAGATCGAAATATAAACATCCTTTTTTATAATAAAGAATATCCATTGCAACTCTTCGCTTGTATTTTACCTCATCCCTGCCAGAAACTTGCCATATCCCAGTTATACCCGGCGTGGACTTTTTATAATACTCAATTTTTTTTCCGTACTTATCTGCTTCATATTGAGATATAGGCCTTGGGCCAACAAGTGACATGTTTCCAAATAAAACATTAAATAGTTGAGGTAATTCATCTATGCTCGTTTTTCTTATCCATTTTCCAAATTTAGTTACACGTGGGTCATTCTTCATGTGGCCCTTAGTATGTAATTCTTTCAATATATTATTTTGTATCTCTATTGGCAAGGTTGATATGTCTTTCATTGATGTAAATTTATAACAATTAAACATGCATCCATTTAGCCCGATTCTTTTACTCCTATAAATAGGAGGGTGTCCACTTAATGAAATAATTATTGCAACACCAATTAAGACAGGTGAAACCATTAGTATCAGAAGTAGTGATGCACACAAATCGAAAATCCTTTTGCTTTTCATGAATCCCCCGTGCAATTATATAATGATTCAATATGTTACAAATAAACACATTTATACAATAGTTCTATAAGGCAAATAGATCAATGGTCGAGTAAATGGATTCATGATTTAATCATTTAATGCATTGATAATTATGGGGAAAATTAGGTTTTGGTAATCCCGGCTGATGTGGGAAGGGGGTATTGAGCGAAGTTGCAGAATGCTGGAGAACGGCGCTACCCGGCAGCAGGTGGCTGATGTGACAGGCGTGGACGTGAAAACAATCTACAAGTACCTCCCGGCGACTTGAAGACAAAGATTTCACTACTTTTCCTGATATGTTACGTTTGGCTTGATCAATTCATTCAGCTTTGAAAACAGTTTGGTTTGTTTGTGATGAGTAAGAAAATAATAAGTTTTAGAGATTTTCTAACTATTAACCATAACCTTATGCACATGTCCGATACATGGGCTGATTTGTGGGCGTTGATTTTTTACACACGTTTAAGTGCGGGAAGGCTGCTGTCACTCCGTTACGATGACATTGATGGTTGTTCGATAATGATACGGGAACCGGGACATCTGAAGGCGCTACGTGTTGAATCAACCCCTCCAGTGGAGGGGATCATTGCTCGTAGAAGAGAACGCTATCCAGAAGATGTTTTTTTATTTCAGAGCCATTCTAACCGTGTGAAGTACCAACGCCGGCCGGTCACTATAATTGCTTTCAACGCCGCTTTACGTCGCGCCGCTAGATCATTACCAGACGTTAACGTAAGCAGTAGTAGCGCGAGAAACATACCGGACTAACCGCCTGTCCAGTCGCGTGTGGCCGATGTGACAGGCGTGGGGGTGAAGACTATTTACAAATATTTGCCAGTACAATACGGCGATAAAAAATCCCCTTGAGCAGGCACACTCAAGGGGAAAATACTACATAACATCATTGCTGTGTGCGTCTTCGCACACCCCTATCTTCTAAGAAGGCGCCCAAAGCTTCCAGATATTTCTGGTCTGAGCAGTTAAAACATTGGATCGGCGGCCTATGTGATAGGAGGGGGTGAAGACGATTTATAAATATTTTCCAGCCGGTTAAGTTTGCTCACCTGCGAACCGTATGCAAGAGATCGCAGGTGAACAATTTGCTATGAAGGCATTGCCATAGCTGAAAAATTTTAACCTCGCATTGTTCGCAAAACCATCAAACAGCTAAGGGCTGATAACACTTTAAGACTTACCTTACTCGTTACATCAATATGTTACGGCAATGACAAAAATTGATAGCCAGAACCTATATTGATCTGTCGCTCTGTTAAAACTACTGTATATAAAAACAGTATTAATCTGAGCGAGTCAATTATGCAGTTTTACACGCCCGTTGAGTTACGTGAGATCATGCTGATCCCGTTGTACAGTGACCTTGTGCAATGTGGTTTTCCAAGCCCTGCACAGGATTATGTTGAGCAACGTATCGATCTGAACGAGTTGCTCGTTAACCACCCCAGTGCGACGTATTTTGTCAAAGCCGCCGGCGACAGCATGAAAGACGCCGGCATAGGGGAAGGGGATCTTCTGGTTGTGGATAGCTCAAGGACAGCAGTTCATGGCGATATCGTTATCGCTGCAGTGGATGGGGAATTCACCGTTAAGAAGCTGCAGCTGCATCCGCGGGTTCAGCTTAACCCAATGAACCCTGCATATTCGCCGATAGTCGTCGGTAGTGAGGACACTCTCGACGTGTTCGGGGTGGTTACGTACATCATCAAATCAGCTGGCTGAGATGTTTGCACTTTGCGATGTGAACTCATTTTACGCATCCTGCGAAACTGTTTTCCGTCCTGACCTGAAGGGGCGTCCGGTGGTCGTTCTGTCAAACAACGACGGCTGCGTGATCGCCCGTTCGCAAGAGGCGAAGCCCTTCGTCAAAATGGGTGAGCCTTATTTCAAGCAAAAGGACATGTTTCGCCGGCACGGTATTATCGCGTTTAGCAGCAACTATGAGCTTTATGCCGATATGTCCAACCGAGTGATGACAACGCTGGAGGAACTATCTCCACGCTGCGAAATTTACAGTATTGATGAGGCATTTTGCGATCTGACTGGTGTTCGTAACTGTCGCGATCTTACCGATTTTGGCAGGGAAATTCGCGAGACGGTTCTGCGCAGGACGCACCTCACGGTCGGCGTCGGCATAGCCCAGACTAAAACCCTGGCGAAGCTGGCCAATCATGCTGCGAAACAGTGGCAGCGACAGACCGGAGGAGTGGTGGATCTGTCTAATCTGGAAAGGCAGAGGAAGTTGATGGCTTTGCTTCCGGTGGATGAGGTCTGGGGAGTCGGGCGCCGCATCAGTAAAAAACTGGAGGCAATGGGCATTAAAACGGTTCTTCAACTGGCGGATACCGATATCCGTTTTATCCGGAAGCAATTTAATGTGGTTCTGGAGCGAACTGTGCGGGAGCTGCGAGGCGAAACATGCCTCGGGCTGGAGGAGTTCGCACCGGTAAAGCAGGAAATCGTGTGCAGCCGTTCATTCGGCGGTCGTATCACGGAATACCATGAGATGAGGCAGGCTATATGCAGCTATGCGTCCCGCGCAGCGGAGAAACTACGTGGCGAGCATCAATATTGTCGGTTCATCTCAGCGTTCGTCAAAACCAGCCCCTTTGCGCTTAACGAGCCATACTACGGAAACAGCGCATCAGTAAAGCTGCTAACTCCGACCCAGGACAGTCGGGACATAATTACCGCGGCGACGAAATGCCTCGATGTAATCTGGCGAGACGGGCATCGCTACCAGAAAGCAGGCGTGATGCTGGGGGATTTCTACAGTCAGGGCGTGGCCCAGCTCAACCTCTTCGACGACAACGCACCACGGAAGAATAGCGAGAAACTGATGGAAGTTCTCGACCATCTCAATGCGAAAGGCGGAAGAGGAACTCTGTATTTTGCAGGGCAGGGGATCCAGACTGTCTGGCAGATGAAACGGGAAATGCTTTCGCCGAGGTATACAACTCGATTTTCAGATATTCTTTCAGTACGATAA